CCAGTGAGTCCAGTCACGCCTTGTGATCCCTGTGGGCCAGTCAACCCTGTCACGCCGTCTCTACCTTGAGGTCCAGTGAGGCCCGTTACGCCGTCTCTACCTTGGGGTCCAGTCAACCCTGTCACGCCGTCTCTACCCTGTGGTCCAGTCAACCCTGTCACGCCGTCTCTACCTTGAGGTCCAGTGAGTCCAGTCACGCCTTGTGATCCCTGTGGGCCAGTCAACCCTGTCACGCCGTCTCTACCCTGTGGTCCAGTCAACCCTGTCACGCCGTCTCTACCTTGAGGTCCAGTGAGGCCCGTTACGCCGTCTCTACCTTGTGGTCCAGTCAACCCTGTCACGCCGTCTCTACCCTGTGGGCCAGTGAGTCCAGTCACGCCTTGTGATCCCTGAGGGCCGGTTGCTCCAGTCACACCTTGAGGTCCAGTCGCACCTGTATGCCCCATCATTGCAGCAGCGCCATCTCTACCCTGTGGTCCAGTTGCACCAGTCACGCCTTGTGGTCCCTGTGGACCAGTCAATCCGGTCACTCCGTCTCTCCCCTGTGGGCCAGTGAGTCCAGTGGCGCCATCTCTACCTTGTGGGCCAGTCAATCCGGTCACTCCGTCTCTCCCCTGTGGACCAGTGAGGCCAGTTACGCCATCTCTTCCTTGTGGGCCCGTCAACCCCGTGACGCCGTCTCTACCTTGTGGCCCAGTCAGGCCTGTGACACCGTCTCTACCTTGTGGGCCAGTCAGGCCTGTGACGCCATCTCTACCTTGTGGTCCAGTCAATCCAGTGACGCCTTGCGATCCCTGTGGGCCGGTGAGACCAGTCACGCCATCTCTACCCTGAGGGCCAGTCAATCCTGTGACGCCATCTCTTCCTTGAGGGCCTGTCAATCCGGTCACACCTTGTGACCCCTGTGGGCCGGTTGCTCCAGTCACGCCTTGAGGCCCAGTCGCGCCAGTATGGCCCATCATTGCAGCAGCACCATCTCTACCCTGTGGCCCAGTCGCGCCAGTGATTCCCTGAAGTCCCTGTGAACCTTGAGGCCCAGTGAATCCTGTGCCCCCACCACCCATAGATGGAACCCATTGTGGGCCTGTTGCTGCAGCATTCCAATAATGGAATATGTTTGTCGTTGTATCTAAATACAAAGCAGGTCTTGTCGGATCTCCATGTCCAAATGGGCCAGATGGGCCAGATGAACCAGGCAAACCAGGGCCAAGAAACATGTTATTTGGTTCTAATTGGATTAAAGCAGATCCTTCGACTGTACTATTAAAAATACCTCCTAAAGACCATAACCTAACTTCACCTCCACATGCATCGATACGAATTGGATTACCGTCGTCTGTATTGTATGGTCCAGAAGGTCCATCTGCTGATCCTATATAAAAAAAAGATGAACATGGATCATTTTCACAAAAACAAACTGGCCTATTATAAAAACTTGATGCATTTTTACAACTCATTTATATTTAAAATTATTTTTAAATAACAATTTTTTAAAGATTAGCTAATCCCAAATATCCAATAAATTTTCTTTTACATATACTAGTCGATCTTGTACTTTTTCTATTTCCCATTTTCTTACAGTTTTCTCGATATAGTCATTTTCTCTGATAAACTTTTTTATTTTATCAATTAACCCCTTTGTCTTTATAGGTACACCATTCTTAAACGAATCAAATTTATACATAACATCTTCATCTACTGAATAAATATGACTACCACTCTTTATAAAATTTCGTAGAGCAAGGTCAGGTATACCTAAAACATATCTAAAAATAACGGCCAAGACAAATTCACCCATTAACTTATCATCCATTTCATTTATTATATCGTTTGTTAATGGCATTCCGTCCTTCACATCTGAAAAATCAACAACCTCAATAGGAGTAGGATCATTACTATATTTTTTAACTTGAATTAATGGGTCTTTATCCATAAAAGTTTTATCTTCAACAACTAAAAATGGATATTTGACATTAGATTCAAACAACTTTGATCCACGAAAACCACGATGTGGTGGCGGTAAAAGATCAGCTACTATATATTCAATATTACAAGTCAGATAAGGCAAACCAATTTTCTTTTTAATCTCTGAAATATAAACTTGTGTTTTTGGTTCCTTATCAGATCTATAAGGTCCTTTTACAAAAACTGGCTTATCCCCTCTATAAGCAAAATATGTATCTGTTTTACCAGCTCCACAGACCAATTGAATTCTAGCGCGTAGAGTAAACATTTCACTTTCTAATTTACTTTCTTTTTCTAATTTGCACAACTCATCTTCAGTCAATCCAGATTTAATATATAGGGATTTCATGTCAATTTCGAAAACACTAGATGTTATTAGAGGACTTTCATTTTCCACATGGCTGCCATAAAGTTTAAATTTTTTCGTTCCATCTTTAACAAATTTATTTACATGTTTGTCATCTGTTACAAAACTATCGAAATCAATTTTTTCACGATTCAAGTTTCGTAGAAAAAATTCTTCCCAATCATGATTATATTTTGGTATTGTTGCATTCCATTTTATAATTTCTTTGTTTGTCAAAATTACAAGAAGCAAATTCCAAGGTAACATCGCGTCACCATCTCTTTTATCGCTTAAAAGTTTTGAATATTCTTTCAAATCATATCCATCAACCAACTCAAATAAATCACCTCCTCTCATTTGATAGATATAACCCCAATAAAAAAGAGATTTTCTCTCAACTGTACCGAAACTCGCATTCATACTCTTTTTAAACATTTTAATTGTATCTTCTTTTTCATGTTTCATAATATACTCATAAATTGGTATTATCGTTGTCGTATATTTTTTAGCCAACATAAGCATCTTATCTCGATCTTCAAGAAATAATTTAAAAGTAGCACGATAATGAGAAACAAAACGTCCATGTCTTGATCTTGATAAAGCCATTACCATATTAAAGATATTCTTATTTATTTTATCATGTAAATCAAACTCTACGATATCTTTTTTCATTGCTTTACCCCTCTTATCTTGAAGAGCTCTCGTTTCCTTATAAAGATCCAGGGTAAACTTGATTAATGAAATATTGGAAATACCAACATCTTCAAGTACAATAACGAGCAATCTATTCAAAAGTTTTGTAGTTGGCCCTTCTCCTCTATCTTTTACAAAGGCAAACAAACAAAGTTCCGCACTACAATAAACAGCTTTATCAGGCATGTCTCTTCGAATATATTTTTGTACCCCGGATATCAACTCATTTGTCCAATATCTATTAAAGCTTACTCCTTTACATCCACCAACTTTCATATAATCTGGTTTAACGAGACTAGCAAAATCAATAAAAATAGATCCTAATTTAACACCTCCTTCTCGAAAAGGTACTATTTTATTATCATGCGTAATGAGATAACGTCCATCAACATTTTTAGCATATTTCCACATCTCTTCACGAAAGCATTTTAATTTTTTAGGTGAATCATTAACAATATTAATAAGATGTTTGAGAAACCCATCTATAGTTTTATCATCGGCCTCGAATTGATCAAAATGTTTGCCAAAAAATGCTCGACTATAAGATGTCATTTATAATTTTTATTATAAATTTACGTTAAATTTCAGTTTTCGATGGACTTACGTCCACGACTCCAGATTCATGAGCAAAGCGAATGTTGACATAATAGAGACGAGCAAATTTCAGTTTTTGGATGTGACACGGCATGGATGATATCTCCATTGTGCCAACAGTTCCTTAATTTCTGGGTTGTCTGATTCTGCTTTTGATGTATCAACCCTTGGATCCTGTAGAAGAAGCTTTACCACTTCTACATGCCCTTTTTTGACAGCCAAACGAATTGAACGGTTATCATCGGCTGCAGGATCAACTCTTTTATCAGCCAAAAGAAGACTAACAACTTCTACATGTCCATTTCCAGATGCATTTTTAATAGCAGAATTATCAAAGCCCGATGGATCTACTCTTTTATCAGCCAAAAGTATCCGCACTACTTCTACATGACCATTTGCAGATGCACAACGAATAGCTAAATTATCACAGTCTGTTGAATCAACTCTAGAGTCAGCCAAAAGTAGACGCATAACTTCTACATGACCTTTAACTGACGCACAGTGAATAGCACCATTGTCATCATCTGCTGGATTAACTCTTTTATCAGCCAAAAGAAGTTTAACGATTTCTACATGACCTTTTTGAGATGCCCATTGAATAGCAGAATTATCAAACGATGATGGATTTACTCTAGAATCAGCCAAAAGTAGACGCACAACTTCTACATGACCAGTTTTACAAGCTTCAATAAAATCGTTCATTTATATAAATGAAATATTTCAAGAACAAATTTCAGTTTTGTTGAGCTACATGAGCAAAGCGAATGTAGTCATAATCGATACGAGAGAAGCGAGAATCAATTTTTCCACACGATAGGCGTTTCAACCCAATTACCATCCAAACCAATAAACGCCTTTCCATCATTAAACCAAATTTCTGTATAACCATCTCCCTTTGACAGAAAGTAACCTCCTCTAACATCATTTCTTTTTAATAACGTCAATTCATATTCTTTATCTCCATACATCAGAGTTTTACCAAGATAAGTAGAAACCTCTTCAATTTCTCTCTCAATATCAGAAAAACATTCCATCTTCTTAAAGCCTACTATACTAAATTGTCTAGTCTCCCATTGAATACCACCTTCAATAACCACTGGATAACGCTCTTTGATAACCCAACCCTCTTTTGTAAAAGTAGAATTTGGATCTCGACGAGGAATCTCTAGTTTGTCGCCATCCATAAAGACAGGAAAACACTCGTTTCTAGTAGAGGCAATATACCAAGTCATTTTTTATTTGGAATAAGAAATTAAAATAAATTCAATTTTTTGAGCTACATGAGCAAAGCGAAATGTAGACATAATCGAGACGAGTGAAGAGAATCAATTTTTTGATCAACAGACATAACCGAGAATCAATATATCCCTACAAAAAGCATCCATTTTTATCTGTAACTGCAGACCACGACGTTCCATTTAATATATCGGCCAAGTTTGTGGTTGTTACTGGGACGCCAACAGCATTTGTCTTTACGTATTCTGTCAAGGCTCCTTGAGAGTATGTTTGAATTTCTGTATAGCAATCGTTACGGACAGTTCCCTCATAGAAAAACTTTTTGAGTTTTATTGAAAACTTTAAAACGTTATCGGGGTAAACTATACGGAAATAAGGATAATACAAGTCTATTATAGCCATCCATCCAACCATGTTGTATTTACTAAAAGCAGCATTTAAAAGCGCCACTAAATTCACTCCATTTGTAGTATTACCATATTGTCCAGTTAAACCATCTGTAAGTTCAAGAGGAATGCATAAGCATTTATTGTTAATGTTTATGACTCTATTATCTATATTTATACAATATATGCACGCTTCACCGCTCGTAATGTTGAGACCTCCAGTCATACCAGATATGCCATTGCAAATATTCGGAGATACAGATGGAGTCATGTCAAATGGTTGTCTATCCGTAATAAAACCTGTAGGCTTTTCAAAAACTGCAAATGTCTGACAATTTCTCGCCGTACGCAATACCGGATTTGTAAATGGTTCTCCATTTGAATACACATACTGAGAATAAACCGTTCCGTCACTAGAGTAGGTATACATTACAGCATATTCGTCATCTGCTGTATAAGCAGGATCAGCTGGATCTGGATGTTCACTCGGAGAAATAAAGGTCAACTTCCAGTCAATACCATCAGGCCATACGATTTGAACCAAATTTGGAGATCCAAGAGCAAGCTCGTTTGGATTAGTTAAAACATTGAATTGATGAGGAGATTTGCTGAAAAAGGTTGTCAAAATGTGGTCAAAAGATCCAAACATTCCATCTGACAAAGTTGGTTTAAACGTATCGGTAATTCGATTAGGTAAACTTGTACCTGCTCCTGGTCTTTCAACCGAAATTAAAAGTGGTTCAGAAATATGCTCTTTTACGTTATCATCGTGATCAGTGATTAATAAAGATGTTCCCAAAAACAGGGCAGCCTTGGTTAAATCTGCAGGCGAAACCAAAAGGTCATTAGATGAAGGGTGAGATAGATTGGTGTAAAAGTTTCCGTTTAAACCAGCTGGCTGTATTGTTCCCGTAGAAGTATAATGATTAGTGAATGTAGTTGGCGTCACAAATATGCACGATTTGCTAGTTTTTCCCTTGTATACGTTGATTGTAGTGTTTACTTGACCGTCTGCGATAAACGCTTTTGGGCCACAAGTGCAATCACCGCATGTTTCTTTTTGAAATGTATGAATAGAACGTGACATTTATATTTAAAAAAATTTTATTTAGGAAATAAAATACTTTTTTGTTTGATCTGATTTTTCGTTCTTATATACTTTTTTGTTTGGTGATCTTTTTCGTTTATTCATACAGGATCAAAAAAGTATATGAAAACATCAAAAAATCTTCATATAGACGCTTTCGTTGTAAAATACGAGATTACTTCGGATAGTTGTAAAGAGTATCTTATTAATGACGTCTTTTTGCCAATCGGGCAACAGTTCAGATAGATCGCTAGCGTCAATTTGCTTATATTCCTTGTATTCATCAACAGTAGCCTGATCGAGATTTTCTGTTTCTAGTACAAGTTCTTCGACTGAAGCTTCGATTTCAAATTTGCTATGGACGATACTGCTATAAAGGATTGACATTTTCCGCATGCCTTCCTTGATTTTAGCGACTTCCTCTACGATTTTCTTGTATGTTTCTGAGGAAAATGCTTCTTTGTTTTCTTCGATGTATTCCAAAATAACTTGTCGTGACATTTCATATAAATATTTTAAAAACAAAATGCTTTTTCATTTTTTCCAATAATAGATGTATGCTGCTCAGAAAATTAGACATGCACAGATGTTATTAGATTCCAAAATGACATCTATAATCCCACACATCGAAGACGAATTTAACAAACTTTTCTATTGGGAAGACAATCTCAAAATGTTCCTAAGACTCTCCCTTAGACGCAAAGATATATACTTGATGCAGTTTTTCATAGTTTACAATAGACAGGGAGTGCCATTCTCTACCCTTTATGCAGACGAAGCGGTTGAGACCAATCTCAAAACATTTATAAAAAGGGTCTCTAAAATGGAAAAATATGTCGATTCTAGAAGATTTGTCACACAAGTGATATCTAAAGCAATAAAATACGATTTAACAAAATGGTACGATCGATTAAAAAATAGTTAGATTTCTTTTTTGTATAAAAGAAAAACAAATATCCTAGTTTTCGATAGTTCTATTTTTATTTTCTTCAAAATCCCAATAAAACCCTTTATAAGTTTTACGTCGTTTACATGCAGATGTAATTCGTGTCGTAGTTGCGTCAATACTTTTTGCCGCCTGCCCAATGGAGATATAGGATTCTACAATATCTCCATTTTTATTTCTCTTATAGACACTGGTTGATTTTGCGTTACCGTGTTTAACCGCATGTACCATATTTTCACTTTGTGTAACCCATTCAAGATTATCAGCACAGTTATTATTTCTATTAGAATCGATATGGTTGACCACATGATTAGCACTCGGTTTTTCTCCATGAAAAGCTGTGCATACAAAACGGTGAACAAATTTATTTTTCGATATGTTGTCCCTGTTTGTTAAGTTTATGACCATATATCCATCATGATTCTGTTGTTGAATTAAAAATCTGTTCTTATATAGGGACCAAATTTTACCACTATCGTAAATTTGATATTGAGGATATTCGTCCAATACCCTATATTCACCCGTAGCAACCGTATCATGGTTATCAACATAACTCCATTTTGCACCTCTATATGTATCGCCGCCAATATGTTTCAAGAAAATGCGCATTGAAACTCCACAATCTTTCATTGCTTCTGTCACACTATCGAATATTGTTTCTGAATCATCTGTAACCTTTCTTACACGTCGTCCAGATTTATTTTTCAAGGTTGAACAGGAATGTATTGAATTATGTTGTTGAGTACACCATTCCAAATTATCAGCAGAATTATTGCGTTTATTTCCATCCTTGTGATTGACAATTTTGAGACTGTGAGGGTTTTTCTTAAAGGCTAAAGCAACCAATCTATGAATTTTAACATGTGTATCTATAAAAACCTCCTCATATTCTCTGTTTTTTAAAACATTCATTAATTTCTCTCCATTATACACTTTGCCGGTACGTGTCACAGTGTATTTTTCATCGTAACCAGGAATCGTACGTCTTTCATCTTCTGATTCAGAGTCCTCACTATCGCAACTATCCATATCATCTTCGCTCAATGTTGTAGTTAAATTTTGTTTTGGTTCAAGAGGAACTTTTTCCTTATAGTTTTGGTAGCCAGTCGATTTATATGTATTCCCATATTGATCGTGTCCAGTTTTGATAATCGTTCCTATATAGGAAACAGAAACACCCGCATCCTTTGCTGCTTCTGTTTGGGACTTGAAGGTTGTTTCTTTTCCATTTTTGTTGATTTTCGTAACTCCAATAGATGATTTTGTTATTTCACGTGTGGTTGCCGGGACAAACGGCTTATCGCCTTTTTTCATAATTAGGTACTTTTTCCCATCAGATTCAAAAGATCGTTTTTCATTCAAGGCCCTGGTTAAAGTTTTACGACAAGAAATACCTGAAACCTCTGCTTGTCTGATAGAAGAATAGGTGTTTATTTCTTCGTTTGTCTCTGCATCAAGTATAACAACAGAATTATCGATTTTTGGTTTTTCAACTTTTGGAGATTTTTTGTTTGGATTTTCGATTCTAAACAAAGTTTCCAATGTATTTGGAATATTGACATGTACTTGGGTTTGTGTTTCGTCATTATACAATTTGACATTATTTCCAACTTGAGAAATAGCTACATTTTTAGAGATACTCCATACTGTTCCGTCACTATAAAATTTGTAGTTTGAATATTTGTCTAGTTGTTTGTATTCACAGTCAGGTTCTGATTTTAGATTTTTACTCCAGCCATTTTTCCCTTCTTTAATCCAGTAAGCAAGAGTACACTTGGTTGGTCTCTCGTTGGGAAACGCATTTTCCCATGCATCATTAATGTTTATGTATTCCTTACCATTGTGATAAACATGTGTTCCTCTTACTATGACCGTTTTACGAACAAATGGTATCAGGTTTTCAAGGCGGTTATCGGTTTTGTCTCCGTTTTTTGCCATCATTTTATCGCCATTTAGAAACAAATTTGACATTAGTTGTGCAACAGGAATCATGACACCATTAATTTTGACACGTTCAATAGGTTTGATAAAAGCATTTATACGCTTTGAGAAAATCTGTCCTTGTTCGTTGATGGTATAATTTGAATATGTTTCCCACTTCCAAATTATCTCTGTCATTTTATAATTTAATTGATTTAATCGAGATTTAAATCAATTTTTGGGCGGCTTTATGACTCCCACTTGATTTATGTTTTTATTTCTTTATGTAAAGAAATTTTTTTATATTTTTGATCAAAAACCTAGTGGTTTCAAATTGTCAAGCTAACCGATCCGCTACTATAATTTACGGGCAACCAGACAGCGGCACATGTCTTTACAGAGAATTTCTGTTTAACACCTTCAGATACAGCTGTAACAGAGCCCTCGCAGATCGAGTTGCAGATTGGTGCCCCAATCTGGTCGAGACCAGCCTGGGCGTTACGAGCCTCGGCTGTGAGCTTAATGTCAATGTAAGCGTTGGCAATACGAGCAAACTCTGTGGCTTGAGTAAAGCAGGCGCTAGACATGTCAAAGGACAATGGGAAGACGACTTCATAGCTCGATGGTGTTCCAGGAGTTGTGGAGAAGCCAACTTGAGCCATCTTGGACAATAAGACATCGACTGTGGCACGCTCGCTGGCATCATAGTAGAGAGCAGCTTGCTCAATTGTGGCAACACCGTGGCCGCCGAGCATTGTCTGAGAGACATCAGAGTACTGAGATTCAGTGACGTTGAATACGCCGACGTGAATGGCAGTTGTGGCAAGAGAGAGTCTGAGTGGGAACGATGTAACGTCGCAGTCGATGCACTCTGTGGCGGCACCCATGTTGAATGTCTTGATTGGCATGGCATAGACACGTTTGGCAAGAGCCTTTTTCTCCTCTGGTGTTCCGATGGCACCGTGAGCATAGACAGACATGCTTGTGAATTCTGGGCAAGTGCCATCGCAAGCTGTGATCTGAGAAACGTTGCCGACGCATGTAGAGCCACCCTGGGCGAGGCACTCTGTGTTGATGACCTCGAATATGTGCCAGATTGGGTTGAGTTCAATCTCAATCAAAACCTCGCTAAACAACATAGAGCCTGTAACAAGACGGGCACCAGCAGCTCCGAGCATGGTAGAGTAGATACCGAGAGGCATTGCAACTGGGCGAGTAGAGCCAAAGACGACACCAGATCCGGCTGTGAATACACCTTGGTTGCAGACACCGTTACCTTGAACCTTGCTGAGGAACTCACCAGAGTTACCCATCAAAAGGTCAACATTCTCACGTTGGTGGTGAGCAATGTAGTTGTGGATGTAAAACAACTGGCAGTTGTTGTCAATCTCCAAAAGTGGGAGATCTTGAACCGAGACCTTGGCGCTGTGGAAAGCATAGAGCAACCAATTTTGGCGGAAGCGAGCATAAGAGCCAGCTGGGCCAGTGTATTTTACTGGCGATACCGAGCCAACAAGCCAGACTTCATTGGCATAGTCGAGGGCCTTTGGGAAACGAAATCCCTGGGAGCCACCGGCACGGAGAGCGCCACCACCTTCAGCCTTGAGGCGGATTTGAACTGGAACCTGTTTGATAATTCCAATGGGGGTGCATACTTGCAAGTTGACGCCTGTGCCAACTGGGGCATATTGGGCGGTGCGAGCGCATCCAGCGTAGAGATCAACTCCTACAGTTGAGAGATTTGTTCCAGATTTAAACGACATTTTTTATATAGATGAATAAAAAAAAATCCAAAAAAATACCAAAAATGGCATAATCAAAAAGATAAAAATAAATGGATTTTTTTTCTAATTTTAGATATTTATCAAATATTCCATACGCTAGAAATGAAAAGTGGGATATATGTTCTTTCTTTTTCGACAACATAGAGATTAAAAATTCACCTCTCGAAATCAAAGGTGCATACATAGAAATCGATGAAAATGGATTTTTCGATGTAGTCGATCTCTACGAACAGATAGTAGAACTATTGAAAACACAAAATAAAAATACATGTGTCTTAAACAAAGAAAAATTAGAGTGGATTGTAAATAACAGCAAAGAAGCACAAGAAATTCGACTAGCAAAGGATGAGTTGTTCAAGTTGGATCAAAACATACAAAATGTAGACCAAATCTCTAAATTCAAGTCTAGAGCAGATAAAATATTGTCAGAGTTGAGAGAAGCATGCAAGGAATCGTACTGTTTATTATTTGCTGAACGAATTCTCTATATAAATCAATCTAAAAAATCAGAACAACAAAATTTATTGTCAATGTTTTTGTCAATATGCCAGGAATATATATCAGTCAGAACAAGTAACAAAAATATACTAGATTGGAATTGCTGTGACAACCCAAAAATCCTCTTTGATGGATGTATGAATTATTGTGCAAATTGTCCAAATACATTTGCACCCGTCGACGCAATCGGGGCGTTTAACGATCAAAAACGTATCGCTACAAATGCCAAACCAAACAAATACTATAACATTAAACATTTTGTATCCGCTATCAAAAAATCTCAAGGAATTCATAAGAAAAATATAGATCCAAGTTTAGATACAAAACAAGATGAATATATGCAACACCATAATATAAAACTTAAAGATTACACTGTTTTCGATCTCATGGATTTGCTCACCCGTGATTCGTCTCTATCTTCTTATTATAAAGACGTACACCTAATCTATCGTCAAAAAACAGGCAAACAAGTAAATAATCTGACAAATGTTGAAAGAGAATTGCCAAAATGGTATAAAGAACAAGACAAATTCTCCGATACTATAAAACTCAAAATCGATTCAAAAAATAGCATAAATGCCTATTATATGGTTTGCAGGCTGGCTCAACTTAAAGGTGGTAGAATCGACCTTAAACTCAAAAACTTTTTCTGCGCTAAAGATCAAAAAACTATTGATGAATATGACTCTTGCTTTGAAAAAAGATGTCTAAAATTGGGTTGGCTAAGAGAAGGAGAAAAATTGCTAGAGGTCGTTGGTGAAGCCGAGATGTAGTTTTTTTTTGGGTTTTTCGTATGGTTTTCGTTTTAGATTGGGTTTTAGATTATCAAAATATAAAAACAAAAACGTATAAATATTTATATTCCAATATAAATGGATATAGAAAATTTAGATTCAGAGGAATTATTCAAGGCTCTGGGTTATTACGTCACCAAATCAGACTTTGAGATGGTCAATGCATTGATGCAACATCCAAATATAGAACCAGAGTTACACAACAATATCATAATTATCGAGGCAGTAAAGGCAGGTAATAAAGAAATCGTAAAATTATTGCTTACAGATAAGCGTGTCGATCCTACAAAAGCTTTAAAATATGCTGATAAAGAGATGCTAGATATATTACAAAATGGAGATCACAAAGCATCTAAAAATATAAGAGAATTGGCATTGGTTTTCAAAGATACACTAAACATAAAAGAAATTAGAGAGATTTTCAAACAGATGTCGACTACCACATTGACTGATAGTGATATAGATAATAGAATTAAAAATGTTTTGACCTCTTCCAAACAAATAAAATTAGATACTCAAACGACAATGTCTATGATTTCCAAATTGGATGAAACTTTTAATTTTGACGAATCTGAGTGGAATGAAAAGGAGAAATTGGGAGCTGGATCATATGGTCAAGTATGCAAAATTGTCAAAAACTCTGAAACTTTTGCTAAAAAACTGTTTCAAACGTCCAATATAGACAGAGATATAATTCGAGAAATCGGATGTTACGCAATCTTATCTTCCTCTAAAACAAAATATCAGTCAAATATCAAAGGTTTCATCTATAAAAATAACAATATCTCAATCGTTTTGGATTTGGCAAATGGATCCCTATATAATTACGCAAGAACAATACCTCAAAATGGCAGAATTCAAAACTTTCATCTGGTTTTCGATATGGCCGTCAAATGTCTCGAGGAATTTCACGCTTGTGGATTAATTCACGCCGACATAAAGGCTGCAAATATGTTGGCTTGGTGGAACGATAAAACTTTATGTAAACTCGTCTTGTCTGATTTTGGTTTATCGTCTACAACTCCGGATTTTGGTCCAGATAGAGTTTATACCCCCGGTTTTAGGGCTCCAGAACTTTCATTAGGAATACGTGCAAACAAAAAGACTGACATTTATGCTATGGGCCAGACCCTTTTGGAATATCTCGTAAAGCAAACTTATGATGAGCTTACGCAACCTGTATTAGATGTAATAAATGCGACGAAACGTTCTAAACAATTATATGCCATGCTGGATAAGAATCCGAAAACCAGATACAAGTTACATGAAATGGTGATTACTTTTCCGAATCGTGTATATAAAAGAGAGTTTAGCCAAAAACTTTTCGATGATATTAAACATGTTGCAAGTCTAGATGATTTTACAATGTCATTGGATTTGGTTTTACGTTCTGGAGTTTTAGCAGATTTAGAATACTTTGTCCAAATCGTTAGAATGTGGAAGGGAGAATTATCTACAGGAACTGGATCAAACGAAATCTTTATCGAAATTATCAAATCGGTAAATGGAATTATTTATCTTCCTGGTCTCGAATACATGAAATATTATACATTAGATCAAATTGAAAGTGAATTTAGGTGGATTTGTTATTATGATTCGGAAATATTTTTTTCTTTAGACATAACTAAAAACAACAACAAAAAACCACCCTTTAAAAAAATTATAGATAATAGATGATCACGAGTTATGGTATAATACTATATACTATAGCCAAAAACAAAAAGGTTTTTTTAATTGGAAAGAGAATGGATTCGTTAGAGTATTTGGATATGTTTAACACTCGATGTCCTATAGAAAAAGTAGAGATGTACGTTTACAAGTGTACTCCATGGGAGAAGGAAAAGCTACGTGCAGACAATTTTGAGGATATTTATGATGATTCTTTTGCTGGACATAGAAATTACAATGAATTATGGACACGATGGCAAAAAATCAGGAGTGTCGTCATGAAGGCTCTTAAAAACGGTCAAAGTTTACCTACGAGTTGTATGTATAGTCTGCCCAAAGGAAAGAAAAAATATGGTGAAACTCAGGAAAATGCTGCATTACGTGAATTTGAGGAGGAGACTCGTATAGACGTTTCTAGAATTCAAAAGGTAGAATCTATGTCTCATGTACATATTTTTCGAGGTTCAGACGATAAACAATATAAAACGATTTATTATGTTTACAAAATCGATTCTCCGATAGAGATACAGCAAGAAAACAGAAGATCTCCTTATGAACATAGAAAAAAGTGTGTATCTGCTGAAATGGAATATATGTTGTGGGTTGATATCGATGAAGCTCCGGAATATCTAAGTAGTGATATCGTCGATATTTTGAAAAAAGTCTAGTTTTTCATATTAGTATATGAAATTTTTGGTATTTTCGAATTTTATGTATATGAAATTCGATATTTTTTACATACGAAACAATGAAATCATTATACACAAAACAATATCAACACATAAAACCAACAAAAAATCACCATTTTTTTTAGTATCAGAAATAAAATGACCATAACTCTTTTACTTCCTATTGGCATACTTGTAGCTGGGCTCGTTGCTATGTTTAATTACACTCGTATACTATCCTTCCTCGATTCCATGCTTGGACGTTTAGGAAGCCTTGCTCAACCAATGAAATACATTTTGGTTGGTCTCTGCGTAGTTTTATTTGTTGGCGCTATTTATTCCCTCGGAATTTACTATAAAACTGGCGTTATGCTAACATACGGCCAGGAATTCGCTATGGCTGAAGCTGACGCCGTAGCCGAGGCTGATCGTTTGGGCAACTGGCTCGCTGCTGAAGAGGGTCTTGCTGGACAAGGCCAAGCTGGCGTTCAGGGAAGACACTCGTCAGTTTTGGGAAAAAGAGCTAGCTCTTTTTCCGCCGTTGATAATGGCCGTCAAGACAACGTCCCAATGGCTTCGATCCCAGATAACATTTTGACTAAATTCTGGTTACCTCAATTCACATTTAGAGATTCCGATGGCTGCAGTCGCACGTTCAAATCTGCCGGAAACTGCCAGGGCATCTCTCGTCATTTCCGTGACGAATCGAGAACAATTGCTTCTGGATGCAATAAACTTTATGTAACTGCTCCTCAGCAATTCCCATTTGTCCAGCAAGTAGACTTTCAAGTATAAATAAATTTTCATTATTTTAATGAAATAGGTTTAAAAAGAACTAAATAATAAATGTCGATTAGATTACCTTGTCCTGTGTATGATTATAGGGAGTTTGTTGCTAATAACGAATATAATTGTGGAACTGGCTTAATAATAAGAGATGTCCCATCCGACACAGTATTCATGTTGGTTGAAAATCATCAAACGGTTGGAGAATGTCCTCCAAGTCAAATTCCAGATTTAGAAATGTTACAAGAATTTGTATTAGATGGTTCTATACATGGAGGCGTTTTAGTAAATTCTGGAAGTTCGCCATTAATATTCTTTCACTAAACAGAAAATTAAAGAAAATAAAAATCTCACTAATAAAATGGATTTACGTATGTCAATAATATTGGTAATAGTTATCTCTATGGTTGCGATATTTGGGTTAATGAAAATCAATCCAAATCTATCGAAAATGTGGGTGGTAATTATACCATTCTTAATTTCAACCATTTTATTTCTAAGTTTAATTAATTGGTCAGATCCAGGTGACGAAAGAGTTGAATTGGCGCTCGCTATCGTTGTAATACCAATTTCGACTATATTTGGTGTTATTGGGGCTAGCAGTGTTTATTTATTTCAACGCATATGATTTTTTGGTGAGAGTGAATAATCAATAAAACCAAAAATAAAATTCAAAACAAAATCTAAAAATCAACCAATAAATTTTTCTTTAAAAGAAAAAAATAAAATTATAAATGAATTTGGCTATAGAAAATAACAAATTGTCATACATAAGGAAACATTTATCAGATGCATCTCTAGCAGATTTGAAATACTCTGCAAAAATCGGAAATTTTCAAGCTATGTGGTTATTGTTTCAAAATAAAAAAATACGTCAAGAGATTTACGAAAATTGTGATGTAGGACGCGAAAAAAGACTAGCATTAGATCCACAATACGACCCAATGGATGTAGTAAAAGTTATAGATGATTTGATTTATTGATTTTTTGTTGTTTTTGGTTATATATGATTTATCTATATCTATACGATTTTCTACTTTATCTCTCTATACGATTTTCAATAGATGTAGACTCGCGACTATATAGATACATGGAACCCCAATACAGCGGCAAGGCAATTATAGACATTTCTGGATAGCCCATATATTGAGATAAAACGAAAATGTCTGACATGACGTACATATAAGCTTGAATTGTATGTGTTGTCAACAGATTAACAAGAGTGCAAACATATAGATCGACAAAAGGGGTTTGCCATCCAAAAGTGTAAATTATGGCTGGTTGAAACACCAAAAACAATTTTACTGCATTTATATCTGGTATGCATTTTGGATTTAGCAAAATGTTTGAAATTGAAAAAGAGTATAGACCTAGCATAAAATAATCTGCTTCTAACAAATAATCTCCAGCTGCCGTAAAGATAAATGCTGGGTGATTGGTTACCATGTATAAAAATAAGCACGGAAGAGCCTTGAATAGGGGATTATGTGTTATCCAATAAAGACTAATTAGCATCATGTATTCAAACATCTTATTTTTCTGTTTATTCATAAGGAATTTTTTGTTTTCTGTTTATTCACAAGGGATTTTTCGTTTTTAATGATTCTATAAAACCAAAAATAAATAAAAATGAAATTCTAATTTTCGATTAAAATTAGAATATATGCAAGTCGTTAACAAAATTTTAACGAGTGCTTTGACAAATAGGGATATTCCAGACACCAATGTTAAATTTGAAAATGTAAAGACGTCTCTGCTTAATCTCGTGATCGCAAACCATAGGGGTACAAATTTGATTTGTCTAGTTGTCGATAATAGGGTTTATTTCTGGAAAAATAAGGATACTAAAATTCAATACGACAATTTCATTTACAGAGTAGAATACCCTGCATTGGCAAATCTAATTTATATCTGTTGGCACGAGAAAATTCTAATAGACTGGCTTTTATCTAAAAATAAGCCTTTTTCGAGTCATATGGCATTTTCTCCAGAATGTCCTATGAAATCAGAAAAAACTCCAAAATGGAAGCTAAAATGCTGTATTGACATGTGGAATAGTTATGAGGATGACGAAAACCTTACGAATCTAGAGATTGACCATATCAAACCATGGAATCTAAACAAAACAGATGTTAAATGTTATAATAAGCTTATAGTCGAGCTTCAAAAAATTTGGAACGATTCACTGAATCTCTCTATTCCTGCCAAAGACAAAATTCTTCTAGATATTAATCCAGGTTTTGTAGATTTACCGTACAAGTTAGTTGTTTTAGCGTTTGAAACCTCGTCTCAGAAATTGTATGATTATACCAAACAGAGATACAAGGGTCTTGACTTTAGACGTATCAGGAATATTTCCAAATCGTTTTCAAACAAAATTAATATATAAAATAATTTATATATAAATGGACCCATTATCACGAAATATTGCGTCATTAGAAAGAGATTTACAGCTGAGTCAGACAAATCCCACTAAAATTATTGCTACTTGTATCGGTGTAGCAATTTTAATGGCAACTTTGGCCATTTGGTGGGTCAGACCTTCCTCCCTCCTAGAAAAAGACAATTCGATAAGTTGGGTAAAGACTGGGCAACTTATGTTGGCGATCGGTGTAGCTATGGTCTCTATCTTGTGGATTTTATGGAATTTGTTTATCTATAATTGATTTTCTATGGGTGCTTTTCTTGTTTCCGAGGTGAAAATTAACGATTTTCTTATATCCAGATATAAAAATCACATAAGGAAAACAAAAATGAATTTTAAAAGAAATTATATTTTCATTTTATAAAAATGGAATTGTACGACAATATATTTTTCGGAAATGATGCGCAACTTGTCAATTGGATGAACAAGACATCGAGAAAGGCAAAGGGAGACTCATTGGATGACTATATTGACTGTTTATTAGATTTAGTTGGCGCAAAATTAAAATCAAAAGACTGTTTCCAAGTCAAACTTTGGCGCCATTCTACTTTTGACCCTACTGCACCTGCCTTTTCTATTGGTTTCGCTGCGATTGACAACATTTTAGTTCCTGGTTACATTTTGAAAACGAAAAAAGAGGAATTAATTGTTACGACCAATGGTTTAAAGATTGGTACATACGTATCGGAAGGATGCCATCTCAATAGTACGGGAATGCTTCAGGACGACAATGGAGATGATTTAATACATATTTCCAAAATTAAATACATCGATCATGTAAAAAATACAAAACTTATCCAAGACGAAGACGTAAATTATGCACTTGAAGGAGCGGCTAGAAACGGTCACGTAGAATTTGTAAGGATGCTTTTAGCTGATTCTAGAGTAGATCCGACAGTCAACGATAATTATACTCTTTATCTTGCTGCCCAATATTGTCGTTCTAAAGTTGTTGAGATTCTTTTAGCTGATAAAAGAGTAGCGTCAACTTTTAAATCTAGTGATCGAGAGATCCAGAAATTGTTGAATAAATGTCGTTTTTGATGGTTTGGTAGGTATTGTTGATTGGGTAGAAATATTGGATAGCTCATATAAACAAAAATTCACCTATAGAAAACAAACAAAATTGAAAAATTCATTAGCATATAATGAATTATAAATGTATAACCCGCAACATGGTTTTGATATGGACGAGGAGGCTATACGAAAACGTATCGACGCTTGGAATAAATGTCAAAAATACGAGGAAAAGATTACAAAACTATTGGAAACAAATTCCGAAAAATTCTTCAAAACAGAAAAAGAATTTCATCAATTTCAATCAAAAGACAAAAATATTCGAGGAATAAATAGAGCCAGAGACAAAATGATTGCTGGTCTAACCCAGTTTTTAGACGGTTTTGGCGAATTAAAGGAATTGTCTAGTACTTGGATGGTGGATCCGGATTACTTGAATATTTTGTTCATGACTGCCTTTGCTAAAAGTACGTTTTATGAAAAAACTATGCATTGGGCCCGTGCAGAACAGCATTACCAACAAGAACGAGAAACTGGCTTACCTGGAGGCTACTCTGGAAATGGAGATGAAAAAATCGTTAGAGATTATGATACTCAATGGTTTTCTCTTCAATTTCTCTATAGACAACTAGAATTTACTCGTTTTGTCCCAAACTATGACATAGTAGCAGGTATTTGGGCATTGGAGAATGGATTTGCTGGAGAATGCTCAAAACTTATTGATCAATGGTATTATATTCACAAAGAACAAATTCAACACAAAACAGATTTAACCGATTTTACAAAAGGTTATTTCTTTAGATTCAATAGTCATATGACTAGCGAAGCACAGGCTCAAGTTTTATATATACTTAACAATCTATTTCGATATTCAATGTCAAAACCGATGGGTACGTTGGAATATCCTCCTTGGTTTAGAGATTCAACCATCACGGGAAATAAAGATGGCGATTTACCTCATTCTAAAAATATTATCCCTCATAAAATTAAATTGGAAGACATTGAACGTCTCGATAAAGCTCCCATAATCTCAAATGAAATTGCAGGCATGAAAACAATCCCTAATCAAATAGAAGACGGAGAAGATAAGGAATTGGCTGATAAAGTCGTAAAAAGCGGAGGAGGTAAAACTCTAGATCAAGTTAAAGACTTGATAGACGAAAATGAAAAACCTCGTAGAGAATACAAGGGAAAATGGGATTCTGATGAGAGGGATGGATCTAATGTGAAGAAAGAAAAAGATTCTAGGGAAACATCAAAAGAAAAAGATTCTAAAGAAGATACATCGACCGAAAGACAATCAGAAAAACCATCCAAACTTGAATTTAATGAAGGAACTATTTGGATTTCTGAAGGAAAGATCGTTAAAATCAAGGATTCAGAAGGAAATAAAGTCGAAAAATTAAGAGCAGACGGTAAAAGATTTAAACTTGGCGATACCATAAATAGTTAGTTTTTTTGAAGATATTAGTTTGATTACCTAGTTTTTTGATATATAAATATCAAATAGTATTTCATACAATCACAAATGTTTTATAGTAAATCCTGGTTGTAGGATAATATCTACGAGACGAATATTATCTTCGTGGACGTTCATATCAATTACATTTGGATTCATTTTTTTGGTAATGGTATATGGCTCCCACTTGTGGCCATAAACTACCTTGCCTCTTTCTTCGGAGATTACGCTAAGAATTGGTTGTAGGTTGAATGGAGCAGTAAAATATTGGACAGCTGTAGTGTCTGTTGGCTCAATACCATAGATAAATTTCCATTTCATGTCACATAATTTTGATGCCTTGTTTTCAGTCACTACATGTAACTGAATTGGCATGCCAGAGTCTACAACTGCAGACATGACCCAATAACCCTTGTCTTTATGCTTTGGAGTAAATACAATACTATCCCAAAATGTAATGAGATCCATTTTATTATTTTTTTCCTTATATGATGTTTTTTGTTGTTTTCTATAGGTCGGATGAATATAGAAAAATATATATTCATCCTACCAACCAAAAACCACCAAAAATCAATCAAGATCGCAATTTGGGACGTAATTTCTACCATAACTAGAACCATAACACCATGTTATTTCTTCTCCTGCTTTTATTGATTTGCTGGCACGCAACTTGTAGATCATTGTGTCTCCTGGAACGACACGACTTCTATTCTTATAGTTTTCTTTTATGTTTGTGTCGATGAAAGCGTTCCCTTCCTGGTCTCCGGAAGGCTCGTTTGCAAAATAGCCCCAGTATGGTATGCCTTTTGATGGAGGTTCTAAACTGTCTTCTGAAATGTCTCCGATTAGGACTCGTGAATAGTTATCGCTCTTTGTATTTACAGTAAAGGTATAGACGTTTTTTGTTCTGCTTACGAAATTACTATAGGAATAGATTGTGATTTTGTAATAGGCTATAACCTCGTTTTTTCGTATATTTTTTCTTGCGTAAAGCGAAGTCCCCTTGGTTTTTGATTTACGTAAAGAGACTTTGAGACCTCTCAAATTTGGAGTATGCTTCTTGATGTACTCGACATCGAGGATATTTTTTAACGTCTGCATTTTTAATATCAAATAAAAAATTAATCTCTAAAATATTTTTTGCCAAATATTTTTATTTTATTTTTAATTTTTTTTATTTCTCATTAATAAAATGCATACTAAAGCAAAACTTGCTAAAATGACAATGGCCGAGCTTCGCGCCCTTCCTGAATACAAGACAAGAAGCGTCGAGGCCATCAAAAAGCACTTTGGTGGTAAAACTCTTTCCGCTTTGAAACACGAGGAACTCGTTGACGCTCTCCGCCTCAAAAAGTTTCACCGTTCCGCTAGCTCTGCTTCGTCCGCCTCGTCTGCCAAGAAGTCTAGCTCGAAAAAGTCGTCTTCCAAGAAGTCTAGCTCTAAGAAATCTTCGTCTAAGAAATCTTCGTCTAAGAAATCTTCGTCTAAGAAATCGAGCTCTAAAAAGTCTAGCTCCAAGAAGCCATCTTCGTCTGCCGCCAAGAAATCTAGCTCGAAGAAATCGTCTTCCAAGAAATCTAGCTCGAAGAAATCGTCTTCCAAGAAATCGAGCTCTAAGAAATCAAGCTCCAAGAAGCCATCTTCGTCTGCTGCCAAGAAGTCGTCTTCCAAGAAATCGAGCTCTAAGAAATCGTCTTCCAAAAAATCGTCTTCCAAGAAATCGAGCTCTAAAAAGTCTTCGTCTAAGAAATCTAGCTCTAAGAAATCGAGCTCCAAAAAGTCTAGCTCCAAGAAGCCATCTTCGTCTGCCGCTTCCAAGAGAAAGTACGTACGCAAGTCATCTGCCTCTAAAAAGTCGTCTTCTGTCGGCTCCAAGAGAAAGTATGTGCGTAAATCCCCATCCGCGTAAATTTATTAATCGTTAGAAAATTTCATTTGTCAAATGAAAATATGGTTGTGTATGGGTTATACAAAAAGAACAAAATACACACAGAGGATATAAAGAACAAAAATCTAAAAAGTAATTGATCCTTGTTTAAAAACCGAGAGGTCATCATGGCAAAAGACTTTATAGACTTGAGTTCCTGTACCGAAAACGTAGTAAACGTATGGTCTAAGATCGTCAACGTCGATTGGGGGAGCTGTCACTGGTGTACGACCTCCATTTTGTAGTATAAAGTTGCCAGTTCTTAAATTTGCTGGCATAATGACTGTAGCACGACATAATTTATTGCATGTTTTACGAGGTGTGATGGTGAGTTTGTATATATTATTTTCTCTACCGTTTGCCAAAAACTGTAAATTTTGTGGAACTTCAGCCAATGCGATTTTTTTGTTGTCTATGAGTGGGGTATCTAATATCATTTAATCATCAGAAAAAAATATAAACAAAATAAAATATTACTTTTAAATGTTCAAATATGTCGTATATCAAAATAGAAGCGAGCTAGTAAAATCACCCTATTATACAGACATTGTAAATAGCTTGAAAAAATGTTTCAGGCAAAACGTATTTTTACCAGAAGACAACATCTACGTCGCTCAAATAGAAAACAACGCATTTTATACGATTGCCTCTATCCAAAAAGAAGACAGTACCACAGTTTCAATATGGAATGTCTGTACTTCAAGTGTAGGCAAAAATGTTTCATCGGTTTCAAAAAATTTACTAGTCTACATCATAGAAAATACTCCCTTATACCCAACAAAATGGCTCCTATTGGAATTTGAAAACCCATATTGGGAAAAAGCCCTCCGTTTATATACATCTATAGGGTTCCTCGTTATAGAACCATATGAAAAAGGTCTAAAGATGACTTATAACCCAAACGGAATAAGAACAATCACTCTTCACCTAGCAGAATCAAAAAGAGCCGAATATTTTGGCCAGGAAATAAATAAGCTTACACTAAACGGTAGAGATATAGCCAATTTTGGTAGAAAAGTTGTCACGTATAGGAGAGAATATGCAGGTTTTTTCATTGTAGACGGAGAAACAAAGAGCAAAGTTGTCGCCATCAGCAATTTTTCAATGGGAAATTATATTGAAAGGGAGCTAAATTATGAAGCCGCATCTATGATTATGGTTAAAAATAGCGAATACGCTCTATTACATTTTCATACACATCCAAATATTACAACTGAAAATAATCGCCTTAATTTTAACCCTCCATCTGATAACGATATTCTCTACTTGTTTACATATTGCGGTAAAAAATTAATCAGAGAGTACGTTTTCACTAGAAACGGTATATTTGCTTTTGGGTTGACTAGAGCCGCTCAAAATGCTATCTGTGGTATGAATAACCAAGCCTTAATGGATGAGGTGATAGAAAAATATAGAGTGTGTTTGGCGAGTGCTTGGGACTATACCGCATATTCAAACGAAGTTTTCAATCAATTCTCTAGTTTTAGAATTGAGCAAATTCTTATAGACTCGTTTATTGAGGATGTTTTATCAATAGAAACTAGTGATATAAAGCAAATTTTTGACATGAAGTATTGGACTTATGACTTTTTGGAATCAAAGGGCTCAGTCATAGATACATTTTTTATTTCAAAAGACATACCAATTTCAGACATAGGAACCGAAATGAACAAATACATAAAATTACCTTTTACTCGTTGGGATGTTCTAGACGAAATCTCTGATTTAGATGAAGAAGGAGCTACAAAACAAACCAAATTTGTTAATATTGACAAGTTGTTCGTAGGTTCTAGCGGAAAAAAGAGCAAATAGTTTCTTATCTTGTTTCTTTTGTATGTGGTTTTTTGTTGTTCTCCCATAATAAATCTAGCCCTCATGATATCTTAACCCATCAAACTTACTTGCCTGTACTACCAAAGCCACCTTCGCCACGAACAGATGTATCCAGTGACTCTACGATGACCGGAGTTGCCATCGAAACAGGTTGAATCAAAAGTTGGGCAATCTTATCACCTCGTTTGATTTGAAAGTTTTCCTGGTTTGCAAACATTACCACGCCAATTTCACCACGATAGTCTGAATCGATTACACCAGCCTCTGTAAAGACACCATTTTTGTATGCCATCGAAGAACGAGACCAAATCAAGCCGACATAGCCTGTAGGAATAGCCATTTTGACGCCAGTCTTTACAATACTCTGTTTTCGTGTTACTGTATGATCCTCTGAAGCGTAAAGATCGATACCAGCTGCAAAAGTTGAACCACGTGTAGGCATAATAGCCCCTGGCATTAGAGTTGTCGGAATGCTCATTTTTCATATTTTTATTGAAAAATATAAAATCATTTTTGTTTATTTTTGGTTTTTTTGGTTGATATAAGGTTTTGAATATCAGACAAAAAACAAAATAAAAACCAAAAACAAAAATATAAAAATAATAATAAATGTCTGTGTATTCAGAGACGCCGGAAAATCTAAGAACGAATTTTGCTGGAAATGATCCTCTAATGTTTATCTATTTTTTAGAAAAATATAAAAATGTTTGCTTGGGTCAAACAACATATCTCTCATGGGATGATAATATAAAGAATTTGAAACTTAGTAGTGACTTTATAGAAAGATTACAACTTTGTCGTGATAATGGAGCCAGATTTGTTATTGGTACTATTTTATTAATATGGAATGGTGATGCTCATCATAATTCTTTTGTCTATGATATAAAAGAAAATGCGGTTGAATTATTTGAGCCGCATGGAAAGAGTGGCTGGACGTCCCCAGAATACCTAAATGTATTAGAGGACCTATTTAAAAAAATTGATGTCGACAAATTTTATAAACCGAACGACTTTTGTCCTATATATTCACTTCAAATTCTCCAAGACAAAGAGGGACGTATGATGCCTACTGATCCAGGAGGTTTTTGTCAGTCATGGTCACATTGGTGGATAGAGCACAGAATATCAAATCCTGATAAATCTCGTGAAGAATTGTTAAAGGAAACCTTGCGTGATATTAAAGAACTTACACCGTTTATTCGAAAATATGCCACCAAAATCGTAAAAATAAGAACAAAATTAATCAGACGTATGTTTGATAAAAAGTCTGCAGAAGAAATAATACAATACCTTGGATCTTTTGTTCAAGGAGATCCCATTAATTTTAATATTGTGAATAAACTATACGATAAATCTATTTTAGAGTTGGAGAAACTGACTCCAACTTACCGTTCAGCTAAAAATTCAATAAGTGAATGCGAAATTAGAGGTTGTCCAGAAAATAGGTTTTGTAGACACACTACAGGTAGATGTGTAGTTAAAAAATACGCTCAGGAAAGAGTAGAAATACGTGACGGCATAAAAGTATTGGTAAATCAAAACACCTCTAGAATAACACCTACGTTAGACAATTTCAGTCAAGTTTACATCAGAGAATACATATTCCACAATTTCGCCCACAAGTTAACCAAAGATCAAATCCATATGGTTTTGTTTTATAAAACGCCTATAAATGGTGCCAACAAGTATTGGGAGATGTACAAGTAGGTTTTCTGTTGTTTTTTGATGTTATCGATCTTATAAAAAGTAAACCACGATTTTATATCTAAATATAAAATTTATTCTTTGGAAAACGTTTCGACTACATCAAAAAATCCTTCTATAGAGTTGTGATCGATTACAAATACAGATTTATTTAAAAGCTTAAGACAAGAGTAAATTTCGATTAACACTCCTTTATCGAGATTTTGCAAGACTTCATCGAGGAATAGGTAATGAGAATCTTGTAATTTATTCATAGCCAAGATGAATGCTAGATTTATTTTAATCAACTCTCCCTGAGAGAATTCAGTAATGTTAAATGGTTGACCGCAATACTGAATATTCATTTCGAGAGACATTTTGACGTTTTTAGCGGTTTTTCTGATGACGTCTAGAGATACGTTGATAGTATCATCGAAAAACTTTGCCAAATATTCTTCAGCATACAGGTTTAATGTATCGATGACATTTTGCATGCTCATAATTTCTGCTTCTTTTTGCAAGACTTTGAGACGTTCAATTGCGATAGAGTCATTTCTGAGCTGTTCTTCCTTTTGAGAAATCTTTTTCAATTCTAATTTTATTTTTTTGTAATCTTGATATTGTTTGAATTTATCTCTTTGATTACGCATTTCTTCACAAATCTGGCTGGTATTGTTTATTTCTTCTGTCAAACTCTCTAATTTTTCTTTTGTTGGATATTTTTTGGTTGAGGCGATTGTCTCTAATAAGTGTCTTTCAGATTCTTTGGGATATGAACCAAGTTGGCTAGTCAACTTTTCTATACGTTCCTCTAGAGTTTGGATATCGCATTCTTTAAAACCCTGTGGTGGAGACAATTTTTCTCCAAACGATTTTTTCATACGGATTAATTCAGGTGACAAAATTTGATTCTCTAAAATTCTAGAGAGTTCCGATTTACGTAAACGTGTTTTGACAGCAAGTTCCCATTTTTCGCTTGCTTTTTCATCGAAATTATATTTTAGTTTTTTCAATGGGAGAATTTTTGCTACATCCTTTGTTTTATCCCATTTTTTGTTCCAAACTATGATTTTTTTATCTTGCAGAGCTAAAAATTCTTCACAACAGGGACATTTTTGTTTATTTGTCCCGATATTGACATCTATTTCTTGAATTTTGTCAACATCCCAATTCCAATATGGATTATTTTCTTCCTTTTGATTTTTTCTGATTTCATATTCCGAAGCAACTTCTTTTAACATTTTTTCGTCATAATTGACAAGATTCTCAAATTCCTTTTTGAGAGTCTCAAAATATACAACTTTATCCTTTTCAAAGGTTTCCTTTAGGTTTTTAATTTGCTCCTGATGTCTAGCATACTGTAAATGCTTCTTATACATTTGCAATTTCTCCTTTACCTTTTCTGCATTGTTTAGTTGCTCAAGTTTACGAATTGCCTCGTCCTTGGGAATGCCAGTAGATAGAATCTTTACCCATTTTTCTCTCTTGTCTAGGAGAATCTTTAGGTTATGTATATGAGTCTCGTAAATTTCCTCATCAAACTCTACTTTTACGGGATTATTAAATTTTTCTAATTGGGCTCGCAATATATTTGTTTCACCGAGGGTTACATCAGACATACTTTTTAGAGTCTTTTCATATTCAGAGATTTTTTCAGCATCAATTTTAGGTTGAGATAGAGATGAAACCAAGTCTCTGATGACGTTGAATCGTTCTGTTGGTGTTATGCTTGCCAAAGAACAACGTGTATTTGAATTAATCATGGTTGATAAACTAAATTGTTCCCAGTTCATTTTTGTAATTTTATCTATAATTAATTCTTGCGCAGCTGACCCTTCAAAAATAGCTCCATCCAACTGTAATTTTAAAGTTTTTGGTTTTGACGTTCTCTTGACAATCCATTTTTCATCTGACAAGACAACCTCACATGATTCTTCTCCGTGTCTTACTATCTTTAGTTTATCGTATAAAACCCAACATATTGCCTTGAAAATTGTACTTTTTCCGCTTCCGTTATCTCCCTTGAAGAGGGTAAAGGCATTGTTTTGAAATTCAAATTGTTTTTTAGAGTATGTGCCGAAATTCGTCAACAATATTTTCATTTTATATTGTTGTATGTTTTTATACAAAATTCAATTTTATATATTCTACATGAGCAAAGCGAATGCAGATCAATTCGAGTCGTTTTGTTGATTTTTATAGATCTATCAACAAAGAAAAATACAATTTAAAGTCTAATAATATATTAGTATGATACCATCTTCAAATATAGATATACTTTCTTTATGGTACGAGGGTGGAGGCCTAAAAAAGATGAAAATAGAGGCAATATTCAATACTTTCAAGTTAATCTCAATATTTGTGATAACGTCTGTCCCATTCTGGATGGGTTTTAGTAAGGAACACTATGATATTAGTGATATTTCGTTTACAATAAAATATTGGGGAGTTTGGTTGTACTACTTGATCACTTATTTAATCATGTCTTGGTTTATATTAAAGCCAATGTATAAAAAGGTAGACTTTATATTGAAAAATGCAGAGCTTTTTGACGATTACAAGTTGAGTATGGAAACTACTGAAGGAACCTCTTTAGAGATGTTACTTCAAATTTCTGGTTCGACCAGAGAGGATTTCTTATTAGAGGCGAATAGAATGGACAATATACTAATGGGGCTAGAGGATAAGCAATATTTACAGACTATTTTCTTTAATAGTTTACTTGGAACATTTCCGTTTGAAATTACCATTAGAGAGTTGTTAACTGGGTATTTCTTCAAGGACAATTTGTATTCATTTAAAAACAAGGATGAAAACTCTAGAGATTTTACTACGTTTAGTAGACGAGTTGCTTTTGTAATTATACCGTTTTTACCGACTTTGTTGATATTTTCTTTGGTGAATCATATAGTTACTTATATTCACAATGGGGATTTTTTGACGACTTATGACTATAATCGTTTTGGTTTATGGAAATTTAGACATTACAATGAATTTTTATTTTGTGCCAAGAAACGGTTAGACAAGTCAAAGCCAATTGCAGAGGCGGTTACGATAAATTTGTATTTGGAGAGTTGGAAATCGTCGTTTGCAAAAGGACTTTCGTTTATGTGCTCGGTTTTTTCTGTATTTCTATTAATTTTTTCATTCAACGGTTTCGAAAGATTTTGTGGTATAGAAATCATCCCCTTGATGGCTGTATTAGCGGCAGTTTCTTCAAAAATATTTCCTAGAGCGAGAAATCAAGAGGGAAGTATGATTTCTCTAAAGAGTATGTTGAAAAAGGAATTGACTCGTTACGACTTGGGGACATATTTCGAGTCAAAGTTGACTATATTGTTTAAGGAAGTTTTATCAATTTTATTTTTACCTATAATTTTATTTTTTATTATTCCTGATCGCTCATTTTTCATTACAACTTTTATAACGGATTACTATAAGGAAGGAATTTGTACGTTTGCTAAATGGAGTAATAGAGAAGCTACACCAAAAACTAAAATGTCCTTTATGGCAATGTCTCATGATATAGCGAATAGTGACATCTTGCTCTCCTTGTGATTTTTCTTTTTTGTTTGTTCTGAAGTATAAAAGTAAATCAAATGTTTTGATTTGTATTTTTGTTTTGTTTATATATTTTTTTATTTGGTTTTCTTTATTTTTCACTTGAGCAACTTTTTGATGGCGTCGGCGTACTTCTTTGTCTCGGCGTCGTTCTCCTTCTTGGGAACGGCCAACTTCTCCTTCTTGAAAAAGACAAACTTTTTCTTATTCGAGTCGCTCTCCAAAACCGTCTTGAACGTCGTCGCATTCACAAACTGACCGCTCTCTGCTTTGCCAACCGCCTTCTTCAATTTGTCGGCATCAGGAAGCTCCATCTCTTCTTCCTCGTCGTCGGCGTCCTCATCCGCCTCCTCGTCAGCTTCAGCATCTTCGTCGGCATCCTCGTCGGCGTCCTCATCCGCATCTGCCTCAGCTTCAGCATCCTCGTCGGCCTCCTCATCGGCCTCCTCATCCTCGTCGGCGTCCTCATCCGCATCTTCCGACTCTTCTTTGGCGGCCTTTTTGCCCTTCTTCACAGGCGTCTTTTCCTCTTTTGGCGGCGTCTTCTTAGATGCCTTCTTTTCGGTCACAGGGTTGCTTTCCAGCCAGGCGACGAGACCCTTGAGGTCATCGCCCTTTGCCTTTGGAGCACAGAGGGTGTAATCGCCAAACTCGACGACGACCATACCCTTGGTGTTTTCGTTGGGGCGGTTGGTAAACGGATTCAAGGCTTTGCCTTCGTGTTTCACAAGTGCCTTGCGGAGGTTGGTGACCTTCTTGGTTGTCCAACCTTCCGGCAACTTGGCCTCACACTCGGATGCCTCGTCGTCCTTCGCGTCGTCTTTCGCGCCTTCGTTCAACTTTTTGATGATTTTTTCAGCCGTCATGCCTTTGACAAAGACGCCGTCGAGCTTCAGGAGTTTAGCCAGGATGAGAGAGATGATTTCGTTCGAGAGAGTATTCATTGTGGGAGAGTTGGTGTTAACCAGATGTATTTTGAGTTTAAAAATCAATTTTTTGGTGATTTTATCTTTATGTGAGCAAAGCGAATATAAATTGAGACGAGCGAAGCGAGGATCTATTTTTTGGCGATTTTACCTTGTCGCTCATATACGTTTCCTATCTTTACCACCCTATAAACAAATTAAGTACAAAAGATATATAAACATGTCAATAACAAACATACAAGTATTGGATATCTCAAACGGCTTGATTCATATCAAAACTGAGGAAATGATGATGCAGATATCACTTTCATCTATATTCTTGATGAGAATCCACGCAGAAACCAAAAAGCTTGAACTTTATTTACCTCAGATAACTTTGACTGCTGAAACTGTATCTACAGAGATTGCAAATAAACTACCTTCTGTTTTCTTTAGATTTCCTGTAGAGAATGAGATTTTATGTATAAATATGAGAAGAGTTGCATTTTTGAATTGGAATAAGAAGGCGATGATAGTACATTTCGATTCTGGTATGCCTCTTACATTTTCAATGGATAACGAATCTGTATTTTTTAGAATGTGCGAGATTCACGAATCTCTTCGTTGATTTTTCTCTACTTATAAAAAATTTCTTTTTTAAAAAAGAAATCTACAACCAAAAAATCTACATAATCACGAAATCGGGTGTTGTCAAGTAGCATCTAAAGAAATAATTTTTAATTTCTTCTGGTGTTCCATTTATAACAAAAAACTTTATTTTCAAATATCCCAAAGTTTCCAAAAGCAATTCGATACCATTATCGTTATCCAGTACAAGAATGAAATCAGTTCTTTGTTTTGAATACAAAGTCTTGAATTCTTGTGATATGAGGGAATCGATCGAGGTTAATAAAACAGTAGAATCATAATCGAAATTTTTTACATCATTTATTCTTGTTTCCTTCCATTCTAAACGTTTCCATATTTCTGGGCCATGAGATGCCTTTTCTTTAAAAAAGTCATCTAGTATACTTGAATAATATCCGCTAACCGCTCTCTGAATTTTTGTAATATCTCCATTTCTAATTAAAGAAAAATTACTAGCTCCGTCATTCTTGTACTGCAAATACCCAAGTTTAGGAATACGCAACATTTTCGTATTCAGAGCAGTTATAACCAAAAGTTCATAATCATCAGCAATCGCCATCGATTCACTATATCCATATTTAACGAGAAAATCCCTTCTCCACGCTCTAGGATGGTTTGGTACGCCTGTTATATCCTTAATAGTCAAGCTATTGATTTCGCATGACTTTGCAACATAAACCCATTTTGCGCGTGTTTCTTTTTTTTCTGTTCCATTTATTACACCCCCACCTATTTCTTTTACATATTGTCTATAGTAGCTACCATAACGTCCTGGCCCCCATCCATCACAATAATGAAAAGGTTCCCAGTTTTCATAAAGTTCAGCAAAATCCATGTAAACAAAACCGACATCTTTATCCGATTCGAAACCTTTGCAAAGAGTTTCAAGACAATCTTCTATTAAATCGTCATCGTGGTCCAATTCAAGTAGATATTTACCTCTACATAGACTAGATGCCTCGTTTTTAACATTTCCGATAGATCCGCTATTTCCGTTTCTTTTATATATACGAATTCTGGGGTCTTTTAGATTTTCGGTTAGGTATTTCCAATTTTCGTCTCCATCTGTATCGTCTATAATTACCCATTCCCAATTTTTTACAGTTTGAGCTAAAAGTGATCTATAGGGACGTAATATTTTTCCAGCAGACTTGTAACTTGGAGTAAATGCTGAAATTTCTGGTCTAAAATCTATACGTTTTGGTAAATTGGCAATATAGCATGCCATTATTCGGTTTTCCAATTCCCCTACATCATTAGGAGTTATATGAATCCATTTTTTAAAAATTTTTGGAATCATTAGATGCTGTATTTGATATTCTGTCCATGATTCTCCAACCGTTACCAAAACATTCCACTCTTCTGTATAGAGTAATTTTATATCATTGATATCGCTGGTAACTTTATGTCCCAAAAATGAGTCAAGATAGTTATATTTTTGGTGTCTGAGAATAAGAACAAAAGGATACATATTATTATAGTAACTATAATAAATGATGTTTGTAATCGGTTTTTTGATTTTTATCGCTGCTATAATTATAATCGTTTATAACAAACCAAAAGATGTAAACGTATTTGAGGCAGTTTTAGAGGTTGGAGATAAGTATTCTGATAGACTAGTACGACCTGTCTCTGAACCTTTGCCAAAAAAGACAGAACACTATGATATTCCAGTTGTTATAGGAGATGATGTCTGTACAGAACTAGAATGCCCTAAATCTTTAGGGAAAGGCGGAATGAAAAACGAAAGACGTTGTAGAGAAATATTGGAAAACATTTTTGGGGTAGATTTTCCTACAGTTAGACCAGCATTTCTAAAGAATCCCGCTACAGGTAGAAATTTAGAAATCGATTGTTATAATCATGACCTAAAGATTGGATTAGAATATGATGGAAAACAACATACAGAAATGACAAAATTTCATTCATCCAAGAAAGAATTACTGTATCAAGTTAGAAAAGATCAATTTAAAGCTAAGGAATGCAAAAAATTGGGTATTACACTGATTAGAGTACCATATTGGGTAGTTCCAGCTCAATTAGAAAGTTATATCAAAAATAAACTAAAAGATGCAGGTAAATTACCATAGGTTTTTAGTTTGTTTATTTAATTTTCTTTTTGTTTGATTTTGTTTAGATAAACAAAATATACCAACTAAATCAAAAAACCTAACCAACCCTTTCTACGATATCTTGATTTCCTCGTTTGATACTCCATTGATCAGGAGAATCATCGCAATGCCAAGTCAGAGAGGGAAGTAGTGACGATACAACAGTCTTCATTTCATGAGCAAGACTTCTCAGTGTTGGATGTACTGTATTTGCTGAACGTAATTCAATTGTGTAAACAGCTCCAGGCAAACCAAACGTCATTTGACACGCCACCAAAAAGCCTAGAGGAATGTAATACTGTCTTGTAACACAATCTGTTTGCAGTTCTAAAATTTTCTTGGTTTGATGTTCGATCAACTCTACAGCTTTTTGTCTTAGGCCCTGTGGAAGTTGATCCAAATACCATTGATGAAAGCCATGATTAGTTGTAAGGTATGGCATTCGGCATGTTCCGCTTCTGTGTCTCTGAATATCGCGAAATGATCCAAAATCTAGCATAAAGTTAAACTTGAGGTGTCCAAAGTCATTTAGGAATCTAGGTAATGAAGTTTTTGGTGGTCGAGACTCAATAATATCTCTATACAATTCCAATTCATCGTTTCTAATAGAAGTAGAACATGTGGTTTGCTTAACACGCGGATTATTAAAATAGGTATATGAGTTTTCTGTCATGTCTAGATATTTTTCCGTTTCCTCATATTTTTTATGAGAAAAACTATTTGGATATCGTTTCACTAGTGCTTCATGAATTTGATTACCTAGATTTCTAATGACAGGATCAGGATGATGAGACAATGTCGCCAATTTGTTAGATGCCTGTCTTAGATTCGTATGCCAAGCAAGCTGAGTATTAATTCCAGCTGGAAGAAACGCCCTTAGGATATCGAAACATCTTGCTGCAATCGCCTTGTTGTAAATATTTGTCTCTTGTTTTGTTGTGCCTTTGTCTGGATAAATTTCCTTGAGATGGTTAGTTAATTCCAAATTTGAGCTATTATAGAAATCCATCCAGTTATCTAAAATTTCTTTAGACTTTGTAGACCCCAAGGGATCCGTTATTTCTTGACGAGACATGTCAATATAGCGAGTACTTGTTTCTTGTCCAGAGTATAAAGGCCAGTCTTGAATAGCCTTTGCTGCCAAGATCGATACATTTTCGATAAAAATAGTGGTTGAACCGCAATCGGCGATACTTTCATGCCCATAGTCTACGTAATATGATTGCATAAATTTTCCAGATCCAGTTTTCTTTACTTTTTCGAGATGCGTAACGACACTTGATGAACTACGAGAATATAGGGCAGCCATCATCGCAACATCTTCAGGAGTTTGGTCATCTATGACAATTACAGACATTTATATATAAAAATATATAAACACACTTTTTCAATTTTCTTTGAAACAAAGAAAATCTTTGACAGAACTTGGATTGTTTCAAAAACGTGCTCTGATCTGAAGCCGAGATGGTCGTTGAACGGATAGTTGGTCAGGTAGTGAATGCTGCTGGTAGCTATATGAAAACATGAGATGGACGATATGCTGCGTTGAGGAATCTTATCTGAATGTACGTCGTCTAGAATTAAGCCCTATGTGAAATTAGTACCTATATGTAGATTTCTTAGATGAATAAATCATTAAAAAACATCTTACCTTTTTTTTGCTTATCGAGTTTTTAAATAGACAATTTGGATCGTTAAATAGACAATTTGGATCTCATCTTTAACCTGGATGATTAGGGATATTATATTCCCAATATCAGGGGAAACACATTTATTCTATGGTTATCTAGAGAGTTTTAGTCTTTTGTGACTTGGGCGCTTGGCACCTATGGACATTTGTTTTACCTCGTCGTCTACGAGATGTTGTATTACCTAGCAACAATAGGGATTTTTAAATTCATTGTCATTGAATGTGATTTTATCGTCTTGTTCTGACGATGACTCACCCAGTCATTAGGGACACGTATTTCCCTCGTTGTCTGCGAGTTGTTGCTTTTGCCTAGCCACAATAGGGACATTTGTTTAAACTCATTGTCATAGAATGTGATAATTTCCGTCTTATCAAACGGTGACTTTCCTAGCCACATAGGAACATTTTATTTGTATTCATTGTCATAGAATCTGGTATTTTAAACGTCTTTTGTTGACGATGACTTTCCTAGTCACAAGGGACGTTTTATATCCATGTCACGGATGGTGCAATTTAAACTCGTGCGCGAGTCATTGTAAGTTTATGCTCATTACGAGGAGCGGGATGAGCGAACCCTCATCTTATAAGGATAAAAATATTTAAAGTATTTTTTATTTTGTTTTTGTATTTTAGAATTTTTTACAGTATCTACCCATCAAAAATACAAAATCAAAAAACCACTTTTGTGACTGGCCAAGTTGCCATATCAATATTTGTACCTGGAGCTGATACGATACCCAGACGAGTCAATGTTCTAGTGGGCACATTGTACGTAAATACTTCGTTTGATGATGCCTTTTGCATATATAATATTGACTGATCCCATGTATATGCCATTTGTGACGATCCTACATTCCCAGTCAAGCCAGTTATTCCCTCTATTGAAAATAATCTATATCCTTGATTATTTGACGCACCCCAACCTGGAGCATTTTGGTTAAATACGGTAAACAAGTTACCTGGATTAGTCAAACCATATATTAGTTTTGTATTTTTGTTCCATGCCAAATCCCCGTAAAAATTTGTGCTATCTATAACGCTAAAATCTTTATCAGTGTATATAAATCCAGTATCAAAACTTTTTATAACAGGTACACTTCCTGTTGTATATGGCTCAAACCCAAATCTATAGAATCTTGTTCCAGCTGCAGTCGGATCACGACCAAAAATCCAATATAATCCAGTGTCATGATCAAATGTTCCTCCACACGATGGGTCTAATGGCCCTGAATAGCCCTTTATTGCTGATGCCGTTAAACTTATTGTACCTGAAACGATAGAAACTGGATCATAATAATATAACAGTGTTCGAGAATTTTGATCTATACCATAAATAATTCCATCTATATTATTTGTTGCAATAGCATTTAGAGTAATGACACCAGGAAGAGTCACAAACGAAGAATATGTTCCTGGGCCAGTGATTCCTGATATTCCAGTCGTCATTTTGACTGACCCTATTTCAGCAGTATCTGGTGCAATTATATATCTATCATTTGGAGCAGCAATCGTAATTACTATATTGACCTTTCCATAAATTGGCTTTCCAAATATAGAAGTTCCGGAACAAGATATTGAATCATAAGCTACATTTTTTGGATATCTAGGTACTCTTATATTTGGTGTATAGGTTGGATTTGTAGACGTTGTACTATTTAGTGTTCCCAAAGCTGGAGACGTCCATGTTCCAGATGCCAACTGATATTGAACACTTAAAGATTCTGGTGAAATACTAACCGACCGTCTCATCAACGTCGTTACAGTCAACTCGAAAAAAAGAGTTTCGTTTGCTGCTCCTTGTATACCTGTCGATCCTATAATACCAATCTCACCCTGAGGGCCAGTCAATCCAGTCACGCCTCTCACTCCAGTCAACCCAGTGACCCCCATACGACCATCTGTACCTCCAACTCCAGTAAAGCCTCTAGGTCCAGTCAAACCTGTTACTCCTCGGAACCCCTGTGTGCCAGTGAGACCAATTTCGCCATCGAAGCCTTGAGGGCCAGATATGCCAGTTGAACCAGTGAATCCCTGATCGCCTAGTTGGCCAGTAAGGCCTATTTGTCCATCGAACCCTTGCTGACCAAATAAACCATCCACTCCAAATAATCCTTGTGGACCTTGGGGGCCAAATTCACCTGTATTTCCATCAAAGCCAATTAAGCCTAGTATTCCCTGTGGACCCTGAGGACCAACGTCTCCATCTATACCTATTTGTCCTTGAGGACCAAATTCTCCCATAAAGCCATCTTGACCCTGAGGACCAATTGCTCCATTTATACCTATTACGCCTTGAGGACCAAATTTTCCGGTAAATCCATCTTGACCCTGAGGACCAATTGCTCCTGTATTACCATCTCTACCCTGAGGCCCTATCTCTCCATCTGTACCTCTAAAGCCAATCGCACCCTGTTGTCCATCTGAACCCAATCTACCAATTGCGCCATCTACTCCATCTGTACCTCTAAATCCAATCGCTCCCTGTTGTCCATCTGTACCCAATCTACCAATTGCGCCATCTACTCCATCTGTACCTCTAAATCCAATCGCTCCCTGTTGTCCATCTGTACCCAATCTACCAATTGCGCCATCTACTCCGTCTGTACCTCTAAAGCCAATCGCACCCTGTTGACCATCTGTACCCAACCTACCAATTGCGCCATCTACTCCGTCTGTACCTCTAAAGCCAATCGTTCCCTGTTGTCCATCTTCACCTAATTGACCATTTGGACCGACTACTCCAGCCATTCCGTTGAGACCTTGAGGTCCGTTATCTCCAGCTACACCAATGTTTCCCCTAGCTCCTATATTCCCAGTGAGACCATCCAAGCCTTGAAAGCCATTTACACCCACCTCTCCTTTGAGCCCCTGGGGACCAACTGCACCAGGTACTCCTTGAGGACCCTGTGGTCCAAACTCTCCTAAAACTCCCTGTAACCCTACAGAGCCAGGCAATCCAGAAAGACCGATTTCGCCTACTGGACCTGACACTCCAGTAATACCATCTATACCATTAGTGCCAGGGAAACCATCAAATCCTTGAGGGCCTACTAAACCAGTCATGCCTGTAGTACCAAATAATGGACTTGCTGCACCAATAAACCCGGTATTTCCATCAGCACCACGTAATCCAACTAAACCGTTGTTGCCTATCAAACCCTGCATTCCAATAGGTCCACCCACGCCAGCTAAACCTATATCACCGATAGCACCCTGAGGACCGATTAAACCATTTGATCCGACTAAACCTATATCACCGATAGCACCTTGAGGGCCAATTATACCAACTATACCTCTAGTACCAGTCAAGCCAGTAGTTCCAGTAGAACCCTGAAATCCCTCAAAGCCTATTGCTCCAGCCATACCCCTTTGACCAAGAGATCCCATGTTGCCCTGTGTACCTATCGTACCTTGAAAACCTAGTAATCCTTCTCTTCCTTGTGGTCCATTTGCACCTATAACTCCATCTCTGCCATCTGTTCCGACTAAGCCTGTGACTCCTTGATACCCCTGAGGGCCTTGGACTCCAGTTATTCCCTGATTTCCCTGTACGCCCTCTCTTCCGATCGTTCCTTGTTGTCCAGACATACCGATTCTTCCTTGCGATCCCTGAATGCCGTTTCTACCTTGCGCACCATTCGATCCCTGATTACCACTATTGCCAGTTGCGCCTATCATGCCTTGTTGGCCTATAAACCCTGTTGCTCCAGTGTTACCCTGAGGTCCTTGTGGCCCCGTAAAACCTGTAACTCCACGAGCTCCTCTCATTCCACCACCTCCGCCTCCGTTGATCACTTCAATCCAGAGAGAAACTGCATCCCAATAATAAAAAATATTTGTCTGTCTATCTAAATATAGAGCAGGCCTTGTTATATCAGCAGGAGGGGATATAGGTTCACCATCGCCAATTGACATATTATTCATCTCTAATTCAATCTTTGCTGAACCTTTTATTGTTTCATTGAAAACTCCACCCAAAGACCATAGACGAATCTCATCACCTCCACATATTTCTATAGGTAAACCGTTTTGCGTATTATACGGCCCAGATATTCCATCTGATGAACCAACATAAATACAATTTGAACATAGACAAATTGGTAAATTGTAATAGTCTGAAACTTTTTTACAGTTCATTTATAATTGATATTTTCTTTTTCAAGAAAATGTTTTTATTTATTTTTTATTTTGGATTTTTCTATTTTTTGTTTCTCCACAACAACTACAAAATACCAAATACTTGTTCGAGAGACATAGAGCTATTTAGATGTTTGGCAAAATCTTCCTTCTCTACAAACTTTGCAAAGCAATTGTAGACCATTTCTCTCTTTTTCTCAATACTCAATCTATTGAATTTGGTGATGTTGATTTTAAACGCCTCCCTATAGATAACTCGGCGAGTAAACTTATCCTCGCCGCCCAATCGCTCAATAAAAAGTTTGTAGAGAGTGCCGATTGTAGGTTTATACACTTCCTCGGCAAATTCCTCCAAAGTCGTGTTTGTGAAATCTTCAAAATAGGTGCGATTACCTCTAAAAACGGATTGCAAAAATTGTCTCTTTGAATCTTTGTGCATGTATTGGACATATTGAGAAAATGTTTTGCGTTCCTTTTCGGTTGCCTTGAACAATTCAAAAATGTCGTCCAAGGTTATTTCTCGAATGTTTTTAATACCAGCGTATTTGTAATTTTTGTTTTCGTTATCCACAAAACACGTTTCGTAAACTTTTGCAATGGTTACGATTTTCTCGTCCACATAGAGAGTTTTAAAATCCAAAAAAAGTTTAAAAAGTATTCTTGCCTTGAAGCAATCAAACTTCTTTTGATCGCCGTCTACCAACTTTATGCACGCTACCAAGTACTCGTTCAAATTTATGGTTTTCGTTGTTTTGTGAAGTTGGCCATCCTCAAAGAGCAATTTGTCGTATGTTTCGCAAGTATTCATATTTTTGAGTTGTTGAAAACTATATGGTTTTTGTGTTTTAAAATCATTTTTTGTATTTTTTGTAGTCAAGACGAGCAGTCTAAATCGAGAAGAGAATCATTTTTCTTTATCGAAAGCCTACAAGACTTTACATACGGCTTCTGAAGTAAATGGTTTTATGATTAGGGCATCTAATCCGGAATTTATCCATAGACTTTTTTCGTCTTCTGTTACGGAAGCAGTCACGCCAATAATTTTGATATAGATACTATTCTCCTTTATTATTTTTGTTACTTGTATTCCATCCATTTCTCCCTTTAACTTGCAATCCATAAAGACTATATCAAACTTTGTATGCGTTATGACTCTGACAGCTTGTTCTCCGTTATCGATTAGCGTAATGTTCTTTTGTTTTATTCCCTTTGTCAATAAAATTTCTTGTAAGGCAAATGCAGAGATTTCATCGTCTTCAACTATGCATACTTTGTATTCGGTGATATTCAACATTTTATGAGGGACTGTGATACGTTTTTTCTTTACAGACAAAATTACGTTGTAAACTTCCTCCTTATTTGCGATATTTTGTATTACCGCATCAAAAATTTCATTTTCAAATCCAACAGAAATCATTCTGCTAGAGGGAGATTTTTCCTCAGCATAATGTACAAAAGCAAAAGCATCTCCAATGTTTTGTTGAGGATTTATTATGAATATATCATAAGAATCTGTATCCAAAATTTTTCTCGCTTCTTTAAACGAATTTGTAGTGTCAACTTGTAATCTCCATTGTTTCAAATACTTTCTTAGCATTATTCTATTTGCCTCTAAGGGATCAATTATCAAAACTGACAACTCCTTATCGTCATCCGAAGACACATCTAGAAAATATCTCTCCTCTGCTAAAGGCAAATCTAAAGTGAATGTTGAACCTACGCCATAAGTAGACACAACTGAAATGCCTCCACCCATCATTTGTACCAACTTTTTAGACAATGACAATCCAAGTCCTAGACCATTTTTCGAATACTTTTCTTCTTGGAAATATTCCGTAAAAATGGAATCTAAATTTTCTCTTTTAATCCCGCAACCTGTATCAATAACCGTAAAAATTACACGAGAAGGATATTGCTGAACTTTTATTGTTACCCTTCCATTATTCGTAAATTTTATCGCGTTTCCAATAATGTTTAGCAATACTTGACGAATCCTATCTTTATCTCCATATACAATTTTTGGAACTCTGTCATCGATAAAAAGATCCAAATTTAATCCCTTTTGTGTTGCCTTGAATTCCACAATCTCTATAGTTTTTTGCATCATTTCACGTAGGTTAAAGGATTCGTTGTTAATTCCTAGGCTATTATTTTTAATTTTTTGATAATCAATCGCATCTGTGACTATTTCTACAAGTTCCTCGCAAGAAGATAAAGCACATGATATGTATTTTTGCTGTTTGTCATTGAGGTCTCCTGCTGTAGATAAAAGATTGATCATATTGATTATCCCATGTATTGGGGTTCTAATTTCATGGGATAATGATGAAAGAAAAATCATTTCAGAGTTTCTTCTTCCGGATACGGAAAAAATGAGTTTTTCGTCTCTACTTACTATGATTGACGAAATTATTGAAACTTGTCTTTCAATTTGGCGTAATGTATTTATGCTATAGCCTTTAGGTCTATTTGCAAGTATAATTTTACCATAAATTATTTTTTCATCTATGATTGGGACGCACAAAATTTTTTTAAGTGGACATTTATCAACATCAAACCCAATATTTCTAATATCTTTAGAAACTGAATTTGAAATCACGATTGATTCCGTGATTGCCAACAGCGGCATATTTTGACAAAACGATATTCCAGGATTCGTAGAAAAAACAATATTGAATGGCTGATCAGCAGAGGTCAAAACAACGGCACATAAAGTGGATCCTGTTATGGAAAGTATGTCTTGACATAGCGTTTGAATGTCCATCTGGCCGGTTAAAATCATCTCTAGGTCTTGGTTCCTAGAAAAATTTATTGTATCTTCTATTATTTTCGTTTTGTTAAATATTGATATTTTCATTCTTATCAATCATAATTTTTTATTTTTGTTATTTTTCTAGAGATAACAATTTTTCAATATAGACTTGATATTCTAAATGAATGTCATTATTGATTAATCAAAGAATCATAATCTGTTTGGATGTCCGTGTCTACAGAGTTGTTATTGTAACAGGGCGTTTTTATTAAATGAGGAAATGTCATAAATCTTTTGCAGTCCTTATCAGTAGGAGGCAAACAATCGATTGCTCTGTCTATCCCATTAACTTCAATATATTTTAGCATTCTTTGGACACCCTTTTTGTTAATTATATATCCGAAAAATCCAGCACCATAAAATTGTCTTGTGTCGAATGGTAGTACTTGTGGGTACGAATTATTATCAAATTCAAGTTCGTATAATTTTCTTTCGTATGATGAAAATCCGAGATAAAGAAATTCCCAATCATAATTGGAAACTTGCTGATATGCATTTGAAAACTTGGGCATAAAATCTTGACAAAAATCTACGTCATCTTCAATAATCAAAAATGCATCTTCATTACTTTGCATTAAATTATTCCATAAGACATAGTGGCTTAAAGCAGCACCTGCAACGCCGCGTCTAAAATTAAAATCATTATTTCTAAACAAATATTGAAGTTGTGGTGTTGGTGTCAACTGTTTTCCATCAATTGCTCTACAAAAATTAATTTCGATATTTTTTTTCATCATAGATTCCCTTCTATCTGGTCGACGTTCCAAGTTTATGCACATGATTGGAGGTAATTTTTTAGCAAATTCAAGTTCCTTATGTATTCTATCTAATACAAAAAGCGTAACGCCTTTTTTATATTTTATGCTGGTTGGTGATACATAATATTTTACCATTCCGTCTGAATTAAATGCAACAGCAAATGGTATCTGTTTACATATAGAGGCCATTTCATCTATAGTTTTATTTATAATTTTTCCTATATTGAATCCATCAGAATCTGTGTTTTCCATTTATATATTAAATCTGTAATAAATATAAAATGCATATTTCATACGGAGCAAATAACGTATACATAGATATCACAATTCTCGTACTACAAAAATGTCTCGTCAACGATCAATACATAATTCCTTCTGGAGACGAAAATCGTGCCAACTTATTTGGTGATCCTATATTTGGTGTCGTAAAGCACATTATGATTGAATATAATGGACATGACTATATTTATTCCCATGAGCAAGAAATTAAAATAGCAAAAGTGTTGTTAGAGTGAGGTAATATTTTAATAAATATTAAATTTACGTACTTGTGACACCATGCTCTATATATTTAGGAAAGGTAGTTTTTATATTTATGCCAGGGGTTTTGATTCCAACAAAATATAAATCGTGTGAAGATGCGTTATAGTAAGTATCCCAACCCATAAATTGGGCATCCAAGTCAAAAATTTCACGAAGATCTAAATTCGTTAGGTTTTTATAATAATCTCGCATGTCATGTAAATCGGCAGTTCGTCTGGTGCCATGTTCAGCTCTTCCAGTTGATGCACATGTAAAGAAGAACAAACCACCTGGTTTTAGCATGTCGTATATTTTGAGAAGAGACTGTTTATATTCGGGATCATGTTCGAAATATTCTGTTGAGACGATTGTATCAAATGTATTACTATCAAATGGTAAATCTTTAGTTTTAGAGACAATTGTTACATTTTTTGCGGGAACGACGTCGTTTCCGTGATATTCACAGTTTTCAAACAAAATTATATTATTTCCATCTCCTGATCCAACATCCAATACTTTTTTGTTTACAAAATAATGAGGGAAACATTTTTTAACAAAAATCGTAAAATTTTTTGCTTCTGGATGCAATTTTATTGTATCCTTACTAAAAGCATCTATAAGTTTTGTGATATCTGTATTACATAAAAGTGGGACAATACTATTTATTTTTTCATCTGGCATTTCCCACCACTTGATTACAAGTAGTTTGTCGATTTGTTCCTGTGTAAATCTGTATTTGATGACTTTTGCTGGATTGCCACCAACCACTGAATATGGAGGCACATCTTTTACCACGTGACTATTTGCTGCAATAATTGCACCATCTCCTATAGTAACACCACTCATAATTGTTACACCGTTACTAATCCATACATCATTGCCTATTATTACGTTTCCTTTTGAATAATGAAAATAATACAATAAATTATCGTCCTTTTCACTCAACAATGATTTTTCTGTAGGTTTTGAAAATTCTATATTTACAGAATTACTCCATCCATTTTTTACAAATGGAAATGTCGTAATCCAATCACCTCTATGATAGCCACCTATAATAATTTTACAGGAAGCGGCTATCGAACAAAATGCCCCTACAATAAGTTTTGCTCCTTCGCCCCAAGATTGAATTTGCATGTTTTCCGTGCCATATGTATGTTTTCCGACAGACAACATTTATATGATAATATATATTAAATGCAAATAATGTATAAATGCGTATTTCATACGGCGGTAACAATATATATAGAGACATTACAACTTTTATCCCGGAAAAATGCCATGTCGAAAATGGACAATATGTAATCCCAGCTGGAGACGAGATTCGGGCTAACTTATTTGGCGATCCTGTATTTGGAATATTTAAACATATTATAGTAGAGCTTAATGGTCAAACTTTTAAATATTCACACGAACAAGAACTTAGAGTACCGATGTCTCTCTTTAAACAAAAACATGGCTTTGAAAAATATCGAAATAATTACCTTGTTGAAACAGGTACATATGAGGGTGATGGTGTTAAAGAAGCATTGGATTCTGGATTTAAAAATATAATTTCATATGAAATTTCACCTAGAATGTTTTTACAAGCAAATGAACGATTTAAAAATAATCCAAATGTTCTCATCTATCTCAAACCAAGTCAAACTTTATTTGAGGAGATAAAGGATATAGAAGAACCAATTACATTTTGGCTAGATGCTCATTTCTCATCTGGAAATCCGTCTACATCATTTTATCAAGTATATTGTCCCCTTTTGTTAGAGTTGAATGAAATTGCAAAACATCCGATTAAAACCCATACAATTTTAATCAATAAAGTGAGTCATTTTAATACTCCAGAATCTAATTTCATTACAAAGCAAGAAGTTGAAGATAAATTACTGACGATGAATAAGGATTACCAAATTGAATATGAAAATGATGTTATGATTGTTTCTATTCCCAAATATATAACTAAATATACTGCAATGATTATTGAGCCAAGAGAGCATCCCGCTTTAGATCTCGTCCTTAATAATTTTAATAGAAATCTTGATAAAGAATGGAGTTTTGTTATATTTCATGGAAAATCAAACAAGCAATTTATAGATAAGATTGTATCTAAATTTGATAGACAAATAAAAATGGTGGATTTAGGTGTCGATAATTTAACCACTCAGGAATACAACAAACTAATGTTTGACAGTCATAAAATTTATGACCATATAAATACAGATATGTTTTTGGTCTTTCAAGTCGACTCCCTTTTATCGGATACGAATGCTGGTGAAATTTATAAATTTATGTCATATGATTATGTAGGTGCTCCATGGCATATATCACTGCCATTTCATGGAGTTGGCAATGGTGGTTTGTCGTTGAGACGAAAGAGTAAAGTTTTGGAAACCTTGGAAAAATGTCAGAGAAATAATGGCTTTATTGGGTATTCATATGAATTTACAGAAGATATTGTGTTTTCGGGTATAATATTAAATATTGCTGAATTATTGGATATCAAGAAACCCTCTGTTGATGAGGCAATGAAATTTTCGGTTGAAACCATTTTTTATGAGAATCCAGTTGGTATACATAAACCATGGCGTTATATAAATAGACAAGGATTTGATATCTTGAAAAAGAATTTTCATGATCTCGAAAAACTTTTAGAATTATCAAAATGATAAGAAAAATTAGGTTGATTTTTAAAAATCAAATCACACATCAAACCAAAAATTACACATCAAACCAAAAATAACTTTTATTTTTATCAAACGTTTTATTATATACGCCATACATTATTTCTTTAGGATTCAAGTATTGATACATATTATCCGCATTTCCTCTTAAAAGAGCAAACCACATTTCACCGTTACCTGAAGTTGTAATTACAAATTTGGCCTGAGAAAAAATTTTGACGACGGCAATATAATAAAAGGTTGTTTCGAGTAATGTTCTCTGAGGCAAAACAAAAGGTAAACAACTGTGTGAATTATCACGACATCTATTTCTAACTGGAATCTCTTCTATATAAATAGAGTCGGGAAACACTTTTAAAAAGGCTTCCAAAAACTCACGTTCATCCGTTTGAATTAAAAATTTGATATCAGGATTTCTAGACTGCACGAATTTGGCTTTATTTATCATCTCGTCATATGAAGGTATATTTGTTTCCTTCCATTTATCGTTGCCCCTTAGCATTACGCAACAAAGATTACTGACATCTATTTTATACTTTTCTTTTAGGTATTTCTCACAAAAATTTACACGATCACAAAATGCAAAGTATTTATCTATAAATGGCTTCAAATCCGTAAAATTTAATTTACGGTAATCTGAAAATTGCGGTTCCCAATCAGACGACGACCATTTGATTTCATGGGTATATTTTATATCTATTTCAGGACGCTGTACGAAATATCGATTGTAAACATCGTCTGTAACTGATGTTTTATAGGGTGTCCAAATTGCACTAGAGTCTATTGTTTCTGGCAATTTTTGATTTTTATTGAAATATTCTATAATATCTTCTAGACGGCAATTTGTAGAAGAAAAAAAGTTTCCTCCTCTGATTACTTTAATCATTTATATATTATAAATGATTTATACTATTATTACTACTAGTTTGATAGAAAATAATTTCTACTTGAGAAAGAATCAGTACGTAAAAGGTATCAATTCCGTGATAAAAAGATCTCCAGGTAAAGTAATTATAGTAGAAAATAATGGAAAACGTGAAACATTTTTAGACTATTTTGGTGTTGATGTCGTATACACAAATAATAACAATAAAAATCCCAATAAAGGTTTTAATGAACTTTTAGACGTACATCACGTGATTTCTCTATATGATATAAAAGATGACGATTTCGTAATTAAAATGACAGGTAGATATTTTTTAGATAAAAATTGTCCTTTTTTCGATATGGTAGATAAAAATACGTATGATTGTATCATACGATATGTTTGCGAAAATCATGCTGTAACTGGGTTAGTTGGAATGCTATGTAAATATATGAAACAAATCGAGTATCCCAAAGACGTTACAGTTTCAGTTGAAATTAATTACGGAAAAGTTACTTTGGATATTGAAAACAAGTGCGTTTTGGATATTTTGGGGGTTCACTATATGAACTATGATTCCTACATTTCCAGATTGCATTAAATGTGATAAACATAATAAATGTACAAGATTTACTGTGTGAACATGGTTAGACGTCAAGATCGTAAGGTGGAGATGATCAAAAAATTTAAAGATTTGTCATTTGAACAAGAATTAAACTTTTTTTCAGCGGTAGATGAAATACAAGTGACCGAAGAAATCAAAACGATATTTAAAAATAATAAATTTAATTGGCGATCTGATATTGTTGGATGTGCATTATCACATATTTATTTATGGAGAGAATTGGTCGCAAGTAAACATGAGTATTTTTTGATTCTTAAAGACGATACAGATGTGCATAGTCATTTTAAGGGAATTTTGCCCCACGTATTTAACCACATTAAAAAATTTGGTATTGACTTTTTATTTTTAGGTCATCATTACAGAGATTTTAGAAACTATGAATTTTCAGAATTGAATAACATTTCTATTACACCTCTAGATAAAAGAGTATACGGTGGTACAGGTGGATATATTATTTCTAGGAAAGGGGCACAAAGTTTATTAGATTGGATCGCGGTGAATGGTTGCAATCATCCAATCGATGATGAAATCATTCAGTGGAATAATAGTTCACATTTAATTTTTTCATGCGAACCACATATCATTAAAAATACTATCAGAGGAGACGTTCAACACGAATTTCCTCGACTTTTTTAATCATTTCTTTTATATAAAAGAAAGTTTAGACAATAATTTTAGAAGCCAAATCTTTATACATCTCATTATCTCCTTCAAACCATTTCTTTTCATAGACTTTTTTATTTACGTCTCTCTGTATATCATGATTGATAATATATTGAGCGCATTCTTCAAGTGAAGAGAAATCATTTACAAAAATAATACCTTCTGTACCGAAAACTCGTTTCACCCATTCTGAATCACCATAGTAGATAGGAGTAGATCCTGCAACCAACGCTAACAATATTTTTTCTGTAATATAACCGATTTGTTGTTTATTTTCCATAGCCATGACATAACGATAATTAGAGTATATTTTTGGTAAGTCATGCCACGTTCCTTGAATGTTTCGTCCAACATTATTTTGACATTTACCCAATGCATGTGCAATACCATGATTTTTTAATAATCCAAACATTTTTTCACGATGAGCGTACGATGCAGAGGCACAATAAGCTAGAAAATATGGTCTAGCAGTATTTTTGTATATTCTTATATCATCAAGGTTAAATTTAATATTCAAAACGGCTTGAAGTTCAAAAAATGCGACAACGAGAAACGGTATTTTATCCCACAATTTTAGCAATGGCGGATAAGGACGCTCAGTACAATCAAAACTTTCTCCTGACCACGTGACATAAGGTAAAAGTTTAGGAAAAGTAGGTTCTAAATTTAAAAACATTGTTCTGAGAATGAGATTCGATCTCTGACTGTTTTCAAAAACTATATCTTTGTATTTGAAACTTGCCAAATGCATAAAAAAATCTTTACACCATATACCCATTCCCTCGCTTGCAACTACTAGGGTCATTTATTATATATTTTTATATAATAGTTTTTTTGTATAAATCAATAAAAATCTGGAGTGAAACCGAGACGGTCGTCGCAACTCTCATCTAGTGTGACACCCTCATCTGCATCTCTTTCAATACCCCAACCCCAAGTACCAGGATCCAGGTTGTCCAAGTAGATCGAAATGTCTGTGTTTTCATCGAGCGGTCTGTTGTTCTCAAAGTTCCACAAAACTCGCAAAATGTCGGTATCCTCGGTGGCAAAAGTTGCAATACGTTCAAAAATATCCATTTGTTATTTTCATATTGATTTTTTGGTTTTTAAATCAATTTTTTATGTGATTGAAATCTATTTTTTTGTTGTTGATTTAGGTGAGTAAAGAGAATGTAGTCTAAAAACCAGCGAGGATCTATTTTTATGTGAATGAAGAAAGTAGATATCAAAAAACCACCTACTTTTCAGCCAAAATGACTCCAAATTTACCATTTGGGTATTCGATATATTGACCAGAGTCTGAAACCTTGTCATTAAGGGCGACGTTCCATGTACCTATTTCTCTATCACTTTCTTCAGTTTTATCGTCGATATCTCTAACGATATATTGTTTACTTTTTATGCTGACCCAATGTATTTGGCCAGTATTATGGACTAGGTTTGAAAGCTTCTCCCATTTAAAAACAGGCAGAGATCTTATAATGTCTAAATATCCTGCTTCGTCTATAGGGAAAATGGTCAAAATATCATCTCCGTCAAGTTGCAATTTTTTAATAAATGGACTTGTATCGGCTTTAGATTCCTTCTTTTGAGTTTTCTGTATGAAATTACTTGTGGCTATAATATAAGGCAAAACATAACCCGCTGGTGGTTCTGGTAAATCTTTATGACCTTCTGTTGGAAAAGCAAAATTAAGAGTATAAACTATACCGTCTTTATAGTAAAGGGCTTTTTCACCTGAATCTTTAATCAAACTATCAGTGTCTTCTATATAGAGCTCTTTAACTATTGGTTTTCCTGTTGGAGCAGATGGAGGCATAAAAATGCTTTGTCCATCTATAAGGAATCCTCTATTTTTTCCAAAAGTGTCTATATATTGAGCAGTCGCGCGATTCGATAAATCTGAAATTCTCGGGAATTTATAATGGATCGAAGAATAAAAACTATAACACTTTCGTTTTATGTTTAAAACCGAATTTATACTTTCATCTGGATATTCTAAAAAGGATTTCTTATAAGTACCTATAACTTCTACTTGTTCATACCCAGTATGCATATATAGGATTAACATTTTATCTCTTTTGCGTAGGTGAGAAATAAAGCCAAATTTAGATTCAGGTCTAGCTACATCTGATCCTCTGATCACTAAAACTGTTGCTTTAAAAAAGTACTCTAATACTGGATGAAACTCTGCTGCGCCTATAATCTGGGTGTTGTCTCTCAAAGCGTTTCTGAGATACTCTACAGAGTAGGATTGAGCAGCGGATGGTAAAATATTACTTTTGAGTAATTTTTTGACTATTTTTTCTTTTTGTTTTTCAGAATTTTTAAACCATTCGTCGTAATTATCAATCATCGCCATAGCATCAATAATGCTTTGTGGTCCAGGATTGACACCGTATCTGATGTAATCTTTTGGATCCAAACCAACAAAATTTAATAGTTGTTCTAATCTCTCTGATAAATAACCGCGTCTTCTCTCTGGTAGTCTCTTTTCTGAACCCAAAATGTTATCCGAAATTTTCTTTTCAGCTTTTTCAGTTAATCCATTTTGTTCTCCTATATATTGATTTAATAAACTGTTTGGTTTGGCGTGATGGGATTTAGGATAGCAACATGGAGCAATTTTATCAGTACCTTTGATTTTGACAAGACCTGGGAATGCATTTACAGAACCATCTGGTTTAGCTTCAATAGGATTACAAGTGTAATATTTTCCGCTCTGGAATGGAAATTCTATAATTTCATCTGGTTTATCTCTAAGTAAAATTCTTGCTTCCTTTTCAGTTGGAATTCTTGGTTGTTTCTTTGGCCCCATACATGAACCCATATAATTACCTCCGAAAACTTCTGGATCTGCTATTTTTAGTGGATCAAGTCTTTGTTTTGTTTTGACTTGTTTTTCTGCAACTTTTTTAGCTTTAGTCTTTGTTTTGAATCCGGAAATACCAGCTTTAAATATATCAATTATTGTGTCTTCTTCTTCAATATAGTCATGGAGAACATTTAAGAGTACGTTTATCATAATCTCAATACTTTTTTCATCAGATATTTTGGCAATTTTAATAACGAGATCATTTTTGACGTTTGATATGGTAAAAAAGACTGGATTTTCGTTTTCTGGACCATACTTGTAATATTTGAGTGTAAATCTATCTTTCTTTGAGAGGACATTACCATCTTCAACTAGAAATATGGTTTCATCATAAAAGTCTTTTTCTACCAACATCATTGCCATAACGTTCCAATCGAAATTGGTATCAGTGATTGTAAAGGTTCCATTAATATATTCCTTAAACCATTTGAAATCTGTTATTCTAAATTCTTTTCTGATCAAGTTTACTATTCTATCTGTATCTTTTGGGTCTACTGAAATTTTTATAGATTTTTTGAAATCAAAAACTCTACCTTTATCTATACCTGGAATTTTAAAGACATGCGACGCACCAGATTCAGTCCCATCTAAGAAATCCTTGAGGTCAGGATAATTTGTAAATCCGCGAATCAGCTTTATCCAATCATTTGTTTTGATCATTGGAATAATTTGGGTTGGAACAAGGTTGACAGTACCATAATTTATGACAATATCATTTCTAGAGATGGAGAATGGCGTATGTTCCCTATCAGAACCTTTTAATTTTTTGATAAATGATTTGAACTTTTTATCGGCTTCTTTCTGAGATTTAACGATGTTGTTGTAATCATTAATATATTGCTTCTTTTCCTCTTCTAATGAAGAGGAGTCACCAAAATTATATATGGTAATTTCACTAGGGTCATCTATATTATTTAATATTGCCCAAACGAGAGCAATCTCTCTCCTTGTTAAACCATATTCCTGAAATTGAGGTAATATGTTTTCTTTAGCCGCCTTAATTTTGTCTAAGAGATCTGGTCTAAATTTAAATATTACAAATTCATTCATTTATTATAATTATTTTTATTTTGTTTATTTTTTCAATGTCTTACCAAAATACATATTTTGATGGTACACCAAAAATATAAAAAACTGATTTTATCTCGCTCATAAAAGAGATTATTAAATATGTATACCTTTCACGATAAAAAGTCTAGCCAAGGCACTCTGAACCACGTCCTGACGATCGTTTACAATGTCGAAATCAAGCCCACTGAGACTCATGTTGTTTTTTCGGGCGTGAGCTGGAATCGCACAAATGCTAGCGATCAATGGACACGCTCAAATGCTGTCAACTGGGCCCGTACGCGGCTGGAGAGTGCCCCAATTACTCTAATCTTTGTCGTTCCCGCTCATACTCCTACTTATTATCAGTATCGACGGCTGGAGAATTATCTCAAGCATTATATCTACACGCATGGTCTCAAGCCAAATACCACCTTCACCGAAGACGATTTCGTATTTGATCAGACCCTTACACCAAAAGAAGTTGAACAAGAGGCTGAATATAATGATCAGTTTGAAGAGCTTAACTGGTGGGATAATTGGCGAGGCATCCCTCTGGGTATGGTAGCCACATGGATTCTGGGTAATTGAAGAAAAATGAAAATTTCTTTTAATTAAAAAGAAAAATCAAATGGATGAATTAATTTCTTGTATTTCTAATGTCGAAACAGTTGGTCAGTTTTTATCTAATCCTAGTTCAAAACCTGAATTTATAAATTATTTTTTTCGACTTGCTTCCGAATATGGTCTCGTTGAAGTTGTTAGATTACTTTTAGCTGATATACGTGTAAATCCAGAAGACGAAAATAATTATGCTATTGTGCAATCTAGTACCAATGGTCATGTAGAAGTAGTGAAACTACTTTTAACTGATCCACGAGTAAATCCATCCATCCAGAACAATTGGCCTATTCGATGGGCTTCTATAAAAGGCAACGTAGAAGTAGTGCGCATACTTTTGGCCGATTCTAGAGTTGATCCGACAGCCTATAATAATTCGGCTATATGGTATGCATCTCAAAATGGTCATGTAGAAATAGTAAGGCTTTTACTTCAAGACGCTAGGGTTGATGCATCAGATGCAAAATCTAACAATCCAGAAATAAAAGAATTGTTGGCACAATGGAAATATCATCCATCCAGACTTCACAATCAAACCTCCCAATAAAATGATATTTATTATCAAAACATTTCATTTATACAAATGAACAAATTTATTAAAGCTTGTAAAATTGGAGATGTTGAAAAGGTTAAACGACTTTTGCCTAGTGTTAATCCATCAGCCAGAGATAATTTAGCTATTCACTGGGCATCTGAATATGGTCATGTAGAAGTTGTTAGACTACTTTTGACTGATTCTAGAGTTGATCCGTCAGGATACCCTATCGAAATGGCATCCATGAATGGTCATATAAAAGTTGTCCATCTCCTTTTAGCTGATAAAAGGGTTGATCCATCAGACTGTAATAACTGTGCTATTCGATGTGCATCTATGAATGGTCATGTAGAAGTAGTGCGGCTCCTTTTGACTGATTCTAGAGTTGATCCATCAGCTAGTAATATTATCGGATGCGCATGTAGAGAAGGTCATATAGAAATCGTTAGACTTCTTTTGGCTAGAGTTGATCCATCAGATAATCATAATTGGGCTATTAGAATTGCATCAGATGGTGGTCATGTAGAAGTTGTTAGACTACTTTTGACTGACTCTAGAGTTTGTCCATCTGATTATGATGACTTTGCTATTCGATGGGCATCTTTGAATGGGCATGTAGATGTGGTAAAGCTTCTACTTCAAGACTCTAGGGTTGATGCATCATATGCCAAATCTGACAAACCAGAAATAAAAGAATTGTTGGCACAATGGAAATATCATCCAACCTCACAAAAAAATGATATTTATTTTTAAAACATTTCATTTATACAAATGAAAAAGTTTATTCACATTTGTAAAACTGGCGACATTAAAAAAGTAAAAGCATTGATTGAAGGAGTTGATCCATCAGCCTTTGATAATCTCGCACTCCAAAGGGCTTCAGAAGATGGTCATGTGAATGTTGTGAAACTTCTTTTAGCAGATCCTCGTGTTGATCCGTCAGCAAATGACAATTATCCAATTCGATCTGCATCTTTTTATGGTCATGTTGATGTTGTAAAACTACTATTGGCTGAACCTACAGTAGATCCATACCATGCATTTTTTGAAGCATGTTTAAGAGGAAAGACAGATATTGTAAGGCTACTTTTGACTGATTCTAGAATAGATCCGTCAGAAAAAAATAATAATGCGGTTTATTCGGCTTGTATGTATAATTATCCAGAAGTAGTAAAAGTTTTACTTCAAGATCCAAGGGTTGATGCGTCAGATGTGTTGGAACTCAAATACGCATCTCAAGAAATAAAGGAATTGTTGGCTCAATGGAAATATCATCCATCTCGAAATACGTAAAGATACATTAAATTGCTTCACTCGTCTCGAATAAATTGATATTTATTATCAAAACATTTCATTTATACAAATGAACGAATTTATTAAAGCTTGCAAATGTGGGGATGTTGAAAAGGTTAAACAACTTTTGCCCAGCGTTGATCCATCAACTGATGGAAATTATGCTATTCGATTGGTGGCTAGTTATGGCCATTTAGAAGTTGTACGTTTACTTTTGGATGATAAAAGAGTTAATCCATCAGACGGTGCTAATTATGCTATTAAATGTGCATCTATGAATGGTCATGTAGAAGTAGTACGTTTTCTCTTATCTGACACTAGAGTAGATCCATCAGATGATAATAATTCTGCTATTCAATTGGCATCACAAAATGGTCATATAGAAGTTGTACGTCTTCTCTTGGCTGATAAAAGAGTAGATCCGTCAGATGATAATTCTGCTATTCAATTGGCATCTGAAAATGGTTACACAGAAGTTGTTAGACTACTTTTGTCTGACTCTAGAGTTGATCCGTCAGCTGATTGTAATTTTGCTATTAAATGTGCATCACAAAATGGGCATGTAGAAGTTGTCCGTCTCCTTTTGACTGATTCTAGAGTTGATCCATCAGCCAAGGATAATTATGCTATTAGAGTTGCATCTTCTAATGGTCATGTAGAAGTTGTTAGACTTTTACTTCAAGATTCAAGGGTTGATGCTTCAAAAGCAGAATCGACCAAAACTGAAATAAAGGAATTGTTGGCTCAATGGAAATATCATCCATCCAGAAATACGTAAAATACCCAAATTTTCATTTAATTAAATGAATTACATCTAAACAAATTATATTACATTTTCGAGATCAACTCTATTATATTTTTTATATTTTTCTATATTTGCTTTTACATATTCTTTATCAAGACATTGAATTTCTCCAGCCTCATTCAAGACATAAATACGATCTTTTGCGCATTCCTTACCTAATATCCATTTTGATGGATTGAAATTATTTGGGGCAGTTGAAACAGGGAACCAATCTTTCTTGACCGCTGGTTGCCAGTCATGTAAGATCAAATTGGCTTCTACGTTTTGTATGTCATCAAAATATCTCTCTAATTTACCAAATTCTCTCTTGTTAGATACAAGTTCGGCATTGGTATAGAAAGCAGGTAATAAAAGTTTGCGAGATGGCAAATTCTGATCATCCTCACTTACAATTGAAGACAAATTACGTCTAATATCAAAAGGTTCGGCAAATAAACTAGAGATATAAGCAATCTTGAAAACGTACTCTCTAATTGTTAAATCTGGATTATAGACGAAATCTTCTATGCTTGGCCAATCTCCCAAATGCTGTCTTACGCTCTTTCGTAACGAGTCTGGGACTTTATTTTCATCTATATTCCAAACTGTTAATTCAGGCATATCACCACGGTTAAAAACTTTACCATGTTGTTCAAACTCACGCTTTTCACGTTTACCCTTCATTACATTGACGACATTATCCACTTTCATGTATTTCATCTTTCTAGAGTTTTCCAAACGAATAGCATCACCCCATATTTTATATGAATCTAATTTATACTCTAACGACGGAGGCATATAATCAAAATTCTCAAAGACAAGTAAACGTTTTGTTTCCGTTAATATAGAATCACGATTAATAGTTGCCTCTAATTCCTTGAGTTTGTCCTCTACTCTCTTATATACATCTGGGAAAGCATCTAAACCTGGCGCTTTATACAAGCGACTCAAATCAATAAAATTTTGAAGTCGAATGCTTTCCTCTAATTCACTTTCGACACGAGGTATAGGAACAACCTCATAATCTTTGGGTATTTTAAGAGAAAGGGCATTGAGCATAGCCGCTACGACAGCTTTAACCTTGTTCTCCTTTTCCTCGTCTGTTTTCTCTATTTTTTCTAAAAATTCAAGTATACGCGTCTTATCAGAAAGAGCAAATCCCTTTTTCATGTTTTTACGCGCATCAATCTCTATAGTCAAAGAAGTAATGAAATTAGCTGGCCCTTTTATAGCCCAATTTGGTGTTAATTTGTAGGCGTTAAACATTACCGATTCTGAATCGATTGGTTCATATTTTATGGAAATATCTGAAAAGTTTACGCTATGAACTTTACGTCCGTTGACTTTATAAGTTCCAGTAATTAACATGCTAAGATCTTTAGATAATTTTGCCTTATCGTTATCAGAAAGTGGTCTAATCAGTTTTTCGATAATGAAAATAGGATCTGTAGTGTTATCTGGGTAGTCTTTCATAAGACGTCTAATCTGTGTGATGACACGAGGCGTAGATCTAATTACTTGAGATTCGTTAATTCTAATCTTTTTCTCTGAAAAACCAGCTAGTTTTGGGGCATCCTTTTCTGTAGCTTGCATTTCTTTATTAAAAGCCTTGCGCATTTCTTTTAAATCAAATATAGGTTTTTCGCCTTGTATTTCTGAATTTTCACTTGTGCTCATTTATAATAGTAAAAAAAATACATTTCTTTTTTAAAAAGATTATAAAGAATGTTAATTTCTGAAAAATATAATCTCGTAAAAGCATATAAAGCTACAGACATTCTGTTTGATGGCTGGTTCTCGAAAAACAAAATCACTAAAGAATCTGTTTTCGAATATTTTCCAAATGCTGTCAGTTTTAAACCAGATGAATTATTAGCCGGAATGGTATGGATGTACCATAATTTTCCCCTGGATATTTTGATAAAGGAAGACTCTAGAATCAAAGGCGAGCGTATATTTAGCAAAGGAAATTTGGTTTACGTCAACTGCTTTCTTGAAAAAGCCGATTATTCAGTTGACCAACGTAAAAAGATTATTTCCTCTCTTTTATGTGGCAACACTTCAAAAGTCGCTAAAAACATAGAAGTTGTTAGTAAAGAAATAAACGATATAATAGAAAACGGTGGTGCTGTAGGCGACACGAGTAAATATATTGCGAAAACCTATGAAAACCATCCATTTAACGATGCCAGAATATTAAAAATGATAGAAAAGAGACGTTATCAAATTTCTAGTGATCGTGACTTGGTACAGCTTTTAAAGGTATGGGTAGTTGATTTCAAGGACAAACAAGATGCCAAAGACGAAGAAAAAACAGAAAAATACAATCAAAAAATAGTTGAAGAAATGATTAGAAACGACGATAATGCAAAAACTCATGAGAAAATCAAAGAGGAAATCTTAAAATCAAAGATGACGAATTTGCCAGAGTACAAAGAAGAAAAGACTGTTGATTTTGAGCCTTATGATGCAAATTTATGGTTTGTTTAAAAAACTATAATAAATGCCTGTTATCGTAGGAGTTTTTGATATAGGTTATACAAATTTTGCATTTGCTGTAGAAAAATATCCAAACTCATCTATAAATAAATTAAAGCATGATTATAGTTTGCTTTCAAAAAATGAAAAACTTGTCGAACAAAGAGAACACTCACCAAAGCTTAAAATAATCCTAGATGAGTTCTACTCTAAAGGAGAAACCTTGTTATTAGAATTGACAAATTTGAATAAAGGAGAAAAATGCGGATTGCAAAATTCAACCAGAAAAAATTTATCAAAATATTTAGAATCTAAAAAAGAAATTTTAAGTAACTGCAATTTTATTATCCTAGAACAACAATTTAAAACAGGTGGAGCATGCAACTTTGACGCAATCCTCTTGGGAGAAAGTACATATTCTTGGTTAGTTTTTAACCTTGACGTTCCTATAGCCTATACACCATCTCGTTCTAAAACTTGCGTCTTGGGATGTCCAAGAACAGTCATGGAAACAAATAAAAATGGATTACGTACAACAAGAGACGTAACTAAAAGCGATAGAAAAAAGTGGTCCGTTAAAACAGCTTTAGACATTCTCGAAAAAAGAGGAGATACAAAACACATTGAATATATAACAAAAAGAAAAGGCGATGACGTTTCAGACTGCATATTGATGGGATTGGCTTGGGTACTCAAAAAATATATTTTATAATCTATTTCAATAAATAGATACTTATGCATACATGATTCTTTTAATATCTGGATTGATAAATGCATTGATAATTTGTTTTTTACGAGAAAAGTCTACACATACAAATGTAAACCAGTCATTTTTATCGCACCCATACTTTTCTGAAAGTAGTTCGCCAAATGTTTTTTCCAGTTTATTTTCACTATCAAACCAAGATTTCAAACCAAATTCAACCACATATTTTTCCGGAATTTCTACCATCAATGGGCTTTTATAAAAATTTGTTTTACCATTATATTGAATTGCAATTATACATCTATCAAAAACTTTTTCTCCCTTTTTAACCAAATAATTTTCAATTGCTATAATTTTTTCACCTTTTGTAGTCAAAATTCGTTTAAGAATACATTCCTTTGCCTGTTTTGATCCCAGAGGCTGAATATAAATGGTTTCACATTTAAAAGTTTTAATTTCACAAAATATTTCTGAAAGAGCTTTAAGCTTTACTTTACTTTGTGAAGCAAGTGTAACTGACATCTCTAACTTTTTTGTTTTCTAAAGAAAATATCAATTTTTGATCTACAGACATAATCGAGACGAGAAAATATCAATTTTCAAACTACATTAAAGAGTTTAAATTTTTAAAATGAGTAAATATGCATTCCCATTGAGCAAATTTCCAGCAGAGCCAGAATTAAAAGGATTTCAGATACAAATGCCAAATCCAGAAGACATTTACCTACCATTCTTATCTACTTTTATTAGTTCCTTTATTGTGTATAACGTCTTATCTCAAACACTCAATGCATATTCTCTTTATGTGCTCATGGCCATAACATCCTCAACATCTATCTATAAATACTATAAACCAGATGAGGAATATTATGTACATCACAATACAAATGGAAAAACGCTCAATCGATATGTAGATATGGTACAGTACTCTGTACTATCTGGTTTCAAATCGACGTTTATTGGTCCTCTTACTTTTTTAATCAGCTATATAAAATCTCAAAAACTATAGAAAAACAAATATAAAATGCCAACGATTCATACATTTAATCCAAAGTGTAACAATACAACTCCAGTTTTTAACTTTCACATCAACCATCCAACAAACCACAATATTAGACTGTTTAACAGTATCGTTTTTAATATCAATGGTCAACAGAGTGTTTTCGATACATTTAGAGAAATGAAAAGTTTCCTTGGTATGATAGGTGTATCTTCACCCGATAACACATACACCCTATATTTAGCTCAAAGAGATGGTCAAGTTTTCGACGTCGGTTATTTTGAGATAGATAAAGGTATTGGATTTTTTGCTTTTGACGTCGATTATCCTAATATTTCTCCACCTCAGCTCTACAACCTAGAAATAGGTAAAGGAGGTGTTTTCGCTATTTCTACTGAATTTACGATTTCAAATCTTTAGGATCCACAAAAAACTATTTCTTTTTTGAAAAAGAAAAATTTTCGATGGACGTTTGGTGTACATAAATTATACTCGTGATATTTCGCTGTCATCCAATCCAATAAATGTACCACCAACGAAATATTCCTGATAGTCATTTTCATCTCTGACTTCATCTCCGAGTTCAATATCTTCATTATAAAATTCAGCTTCATTATCATCGTCTTTTTGTTGCTCTTCCTTTTCTTCCACTTCATCGTTGAAATCTCGTACACGCATACCGTGGATAGTAGCGACAGACAGAGAAGGATTTTGAATGTATTTGAAAAACACTGGTCCTTTAGCTTTTTCTCCAATTTTTGTTTTCTTGCTAGAATAATAGGTGACAACAGATTTCTTAAAGTCGTACATTTTTGGAGGGACGAGTCTTTTTCCTTGAGAGTTGCTGTGAAACCATTCGAGATATTCCAAGTAAATTTCTTCTGTAATTTTGACTGTATCTGTAGTTTGAAGAGTTTCGACAAAGCTTTTTTGCAGAAACTGTTCGAAAATATCGTTTGATTCGCGATAGTTTTGTGTAGCAACTTTGACTTTTTGTGGAATTGGATTCAAACCTTCCAATTGATAAATCTCAAAGTATTTCAAAAATACCCAATAAAAAGCATCCTTTAATTTAGCAAGTTTAGTCTTGATATCGCGATCTGGTCTAAAATGCTTTGTGCGCCATTGTTCACGTTCATCCATAGGAGCCTCTTCGTCAAAAATACTTTCAAAAGGAATAACACGCAGACGATTCCATGTTGGCTTATCACCAGGAGGAATAGGAGGTAGCTTGTTCATCATCAAAATCATAGTGAGCAAGATTTGCATGTCACCACCTTCCTTATACAAAGTACGGACTTGAATGTCATCCTGTCCTGAGAATTGTTTCAAAGCACCAATTTCAAGCGTTTCGTCCTTTGAAATTTCCTTTACTGAACCAAGACGCTTATTTCTAGCATTTGCGATATCAGGTGCAGGTCCACCAGCAGACTTGTGTGATGATACAACAAAACGTTCTCGAGAAAGTGTGATGGCATAGTCACCCCAAATTCTTTCAATAATCTTTAGCGATGCAGATTTACCAGCGTCACCATTGTCATTTGTCATTACAATAATGATTTTTTCTTTGTTACCAGCAACCATACAAATAGACATTGCCTTTAGGAAATAACGACGAATATTTGGATCTACATGAATCTTTGCCCAGAAACGCATTACAGATTTAACATCGGGGTGATCCCATGTATAATCACGATAGTTTGCACCCATACGCATAGATACATAATCCTCTGGTGTTCCTTTTCGATGGAGACTGTTTTGTAGATCGTATACGCCATTTTGATCTCCAATCAAATATGGATTTTGATCAAGTTGCTCCTCAAACTTTTCATCCGTAGAAAAATGTTGAGTTGACATTGTTACACAGTTGTTAATGAGTGATACAGTTCCTAGTTTATTCAAGTTTTTCAAAGAATCAGTTAGATGTTCTTCTCCTTTCATGTACTCTTTAAGATAAGTTTTTAGTTCAGTCATAAAGACGTCTTTAATCCATTTCGGTTTTGGGTAAGGATCTTTTCTCCAGTGACCAAACTCATTGAAAAATTTGTACCAATTTCCGGCTGTTGTATATTGGTATTCTTTACCATATAATTCAAAGGCCAATTCAGCCAAAGCGCCTTCATTAAAGATTTTAATGGCAATTTCAGTTAATGATCTATTTGTTGATTTACGCCATTCATTAAACTCTTTAGGAGAGTCGGTTTGGGCCCAAAATACAAGAGAACCCATATTCCAAGGCGATGATTCCAAACTTCCTGCCCATGCCCAAATGTTTTTCATTTGAGTTGAGCATTCGGAATCAGCAAAGGATTCTGGGTTCATTTTTTCAGAGATCAATTCCCAAAGTTTAAAGCCTTCTTCATGGCCTTTGGAAATTGAATGAAGTACACAACCAAGGTTACCCCACTCTTTTCTAGCGTCAAATCGTCTCGGATCTAGCATATTACATAATTGCGCAGCTTTTTCGAGTTCAATGTGATTATATTCACCAATTGTTAAATCTTTTTTCCATTGTGATTTTTTAATTTCTTCATTTTTATATTCTTCCTCCATGATATTTTGGAAAGACGAATTTGGTTTCAAGAGTTCACTTTTTGTCAAATTTGCCAATAAAAGTAGTTTTACAGTTTCTTCTGAATCACCAATAATAGAAAAGTTTCTAATTTTTGAACTCTTGCCAATTTTTCTAGTCAAAACATGCGATACGCGATAAGCCATGTTATCTTTGACTGAACCATAGAGTGTCCATACAGTGCTCTCAATGGAATCGATACATTTCTCGGCAATAAAGCCTTTTGGAAATATTCCCTCTGTAGAAGCTACATATGTAACCATTTCTCTAATTTTCTTTAGGTGTGCAGCTGTTCCTCGAGCAAACGGGAAATGCATATGGATGCCCATCAATTGTTGTTCTTCGTCGTCAAGTTGCTTACGTCTAGTATCACGTTTTGTCAAGACATAACAAGTAAGATTTTCGTCTACAACATGGAAATTTTTGCTTATAAAATTTGCAAAGTAATCGTAAATCTTGAGAAAAATAGCCTTTATATCCAAACCAGAAGCCTTTGCTTGAACAACTGATTTCAAATCAATGTCAACGCGAAAAGGCGAATCGTCCTTATCAGGTTTTTCAGTAGCATAGAAAACCGATCTGTTTTGGATATCATTATAAATGCAAGCACACATTTCTGTCATTTTCTTCTTTGGAACATAATATTTGCCGGTTGTGGGTAATACAGATGTAATCAATACCTCTGTTTCCTTGTTAATCGGCCTGGCCTTTATTTTGCTACTTTTGATTTCATTTCCGTTGATATCTGTAACACGATAATGATTCAAAAAAGATGCCAACTTGGAATCTACCCTCTTCTTAACTGGATCGATAAATTCAGAGGATGACATATTATGTTTATGACTTTGTTATAACGAAAATTAAAATAAATTTTTTATTTTTTGAAAAATAAAATTTGGCTATAATTATAAGCGCATTGGGTGATATTTCCATTGAGCCAACATTTCCATTATTTCTGGAAAGTCAGATTTTGCATTGACTCTTTCAGTTATCAACGAGGATAGTATTTTCATTGGGCCACCAGTTCTTCAAATTCTTGTTTCTTCGCCCTCAGAGTAAGATTATTTGGTTGTAAAAAGAAAGCACCCATAATATCAGCTATAGGCGTTTCAGATACCGTTCTTTGATCTTGAAGTAAGAGTTTGACTACTTCTACATGACCATACGTAACTGCCCATTCAATAGCTATGTCTCTATCGTTTTCTGGTTTTACTCTAGGGTCAGCTAAAAGCATACGCACAAGATCGACATGTCCAAATTGTATTGCGTAAAGAAAAACGTGTTTTCTAAACTTTGGTTCATCTAACATTTTATTTACTTTTTTACAATCTCCATTTGAACATGCCATATATAGATCGTAAAAAGTGGGTATACGAGGATACAAAATACATGCAATAATAGAGAAAACAAGACATATCGCCAAAACCCTATCTTTCATTTTGATATTGTGTAAATATCAAATTGTTTTTTTTCATTTTTTATTCTTTTTTGTTCAAAGCTTCTTGTCTCAATGATGTACAGTATCGCGAACCAGGAATAAAATGGACATCTTGTGGGTTGTTAATAAGCATGCCGACAATGCCGGAAATTGCAAATATATTTAACTCTGCCATTGTAGCACCGGCAGCGTACACTGCTCCTTTCATCACAGAAAGGCCAACGAGTTTCATAGTAATTGTATCGTTTTTGGGATTAGGGATGTTTATCAAGTTCACCACTGTAATGCCAGTCCCAACGATAACACCGGTAGTTTGAAACACTTTTAAGATAGCATTACACACACGAATAGTATTCTGGTTCATGTTTGGTTTTCACCATATTGATTTTAAAGAAATAAATCAAATTTTCGATGGACGCAAGTCCACGACACCATCATGTAAATCATTTTTGATCTTCAGAAACACTATTTTGGCAACTTGTGCTTAATCAATTCGTCTTCAGAAAGTCGTTCCCATTCGTAATCGTTACTCGCCTTGATAATCTCAATTGATTTCTGGCTAAGTGGAAGGGGTTTGCTATTTTTGAGCCGACCAATAATTTTTTCAAGAGTAGTTGACCAAATGTAATTAGAGTCCTTGACTACAGCCCACCCATCCTTTTCATCAATCTCAATTGATTTTTCACTGTCATCCGTATCAAGTTTTACCAATGCCTGATGAGCAGGAGAATTTCGCTTGGCACACCAACCATCACCATAATACATGGTCGGATTGCCACCTTTGATACTTTTGCCTGTAACTACATTGTAAAACATCCCTTCCTTTTGGTTTTTCTTAATCTCATCAAAATGCTCCTGTGATTGAATTTTTCCAATTGGAAAACCAGAAGGAATAAGCTCGTCATCTTCTTGACCACCACCAAAATTAAAAATAAATTTCGCTACGTCTTTCGGCTCTGCCTTGATGTTGAATCGCGCAATAAGTCCCATAGAAACATTATCGATCAATTGTGGATGCATAAATTTGCCAAGCATTTTAGTTTTTCTTTTTATACAAAAAGAAAAATCATTTTTATAGTACAAATCAAGCAAGATATTCGAAACCGCCAGTGACTTCTTGAAGGTATTCTTTTTCGATCAAAGAGTCAATGCGTTTTTTGACCATCAGAGGAACGACTTTGAAACGAGAAGAAAGGTTGTTTGTAGTTTCGATCACGATGTTGTTGTAATCGAGTTTTTTGCGAGCTTTCATGATTCGGACAATTGTAGAATCCAACAAAATATCGCGTTCTGCTTGAATCTTGAGAATCGTCTCTGACTTTTCTTCAACAGATTGTTTTTGTACAGGGGCAGTTGCAACAGAAACTTGAATCTTGTTGCTCTTGAAAGCGTCGTTGATTTGAAAGGTCTTTTGCTTTTCTGCCAAAATCGATTGCTTTACAAATACAGACAAGTTTCGCTCAACAATTTGATTGCTCATTTTTGTTTCTTCACAGACAGCGTCAACAGTTTTCGCTCCAGAATTAAAGCAAAGCAAAATACACATTTGGATAGTATTGCAGTTCAAAAGATGTTTGCCAAACTTTAGAACTGCAGTACCAGCCGACAAAAACGACAAACGGCGATTGGGGAATTGAGTATTATACAGCGAAGTAAATTCCTTTGTTTGATTTTCAAGAACAGAAGGAATGGTGATCAAGCCAATGGTTGGCCAAGCACCTTGAGTGATGACGGTAGGAGAGATGTTTTTGGTGAAATGGAGATTGCTGGAAGTGTCGATATCTTTATACATGATTTCAAGAAAGTGAACAAAACCAAAACCAAACTTTTGTTTCAAAGCAGTAATCAAAATCTTCTCCTTCTCCATCATTTTTTTGTACAAAATACGTTTGCTAAAATGAATAGAAACATACTTTTGAAACACATCCTTTTCCTCCAAATAAACAGCCAAATTTACAGCGTCTTTGATTTTCTCTTCAAACTCTTCCTCTGTGATTTTCTCAAGAAAAAGAGAACTAATATATACAGAAATGTTCTCACAAAAACCATCAAGAATTGTCACGCTTCTGAAACCCTTGAGAAGCCAATTGAAGCTAAAGTCCTTGACAAGGTTAGAGTATTTTTTGTTTAGTTCGATAAGATGTGAAACGTTTTTGTCTTTGCATTGCTTTTCGATGTGAGTAGAAATAATAGGGCCAAATTTTTGGTTAGCGTTGTGAAAAATTGTCGCACAAATCTCAATCTCTTCTGATGCGTTGTCGTAGAGAAATGATTCAAATTCGATTTTTTCGACAATCGGCTCGTACATTTTTTGGATTGCAATGACTGTTTCCTCTTGAAAATAGTTGTAACGCTCGACGCGCTCCTTGATGTGGTTGATCTTTTTCTTGACAGCTCTCAACATTGCGAGAGGCGTCTCCTTCATGATTTCATTCGCCCATTCGTTCAAAAAAGAAAAACAATCGACGTACTTGAAAGTAGAAAGAGATGAGGCCATATTCAACAAATCGAAAGAATCACCAATGAGTGCAGCGTAGTTTTGTTCGTCTTTCAAATCGGCTTGAATGATGGTAGAGAGGTCATTCAAGAATCGCGTATTGATGCGTTTTGTCAAACAAGAAATAAAAAATTCTTCGGTAGTCTGCCATTTATATACAACTTTTGCCACATATTCCTGCCAAAACTTTGTCATCGTCGAAAACAATTCAACTGTTTTCTTAAGGTTGAAAAGACGACGAGTAAATTCTTGAATTGTAGTGTATTCGAAATTAACATTTTTCTCGAAAAAAGCATAATGATCGTTTCTAAGCTTGAGACGACATTCAGCAAGCTTTGCCGGAGGAGCATTTGAAAACGTAAACTTGGTATTCAACTCTGATCGTTCAATACCAGTAACGAGAGAGTAAAAGTACTTGTAGCCTTCAGCCAAATCCACTTTTACCGTCGGGTCAACGAGAGATTGTTCGAGAGCAGTGAGATAGTAATCAACAGATTCTTGCATTTTTGAGACGATGTTATTAACGGCTGATTTTTAAGTTTAAAAATCAATTTATTTTCGCTTTTTTTACATATAGACATAACGCAAAAACCATGTGGTTTTTAGCCATCCAACCCATTATAAAACGCTACTGCATGTTTATCTGCGAAAACTCTAGTTTCATCAAATTCTGATAGAAACAAAGAGTCATAATTTTTCACTCTAGATAGAGCGACGTAAGCTTGGCCAGCACAAAAAACTGAAGGACCAACGTCCAAAACAGCCAAATCTAAAGTGAGACCTTGTGCTTTATGGACAGTACATGCCCACGCCAAAATAAGAGGAATTTGAAGTCTAGTCCATTTATAGCCTCTACCTTCATATTCAAACAATAGGTATCCCATATCCAAAGTAACTCCATTTTTGAATAAGACTTGAACAGAATCAGAGTTACATGCTAAAATGACACCACGAGATCCATTACAAATTCCAGTTTCAATACTTAGATTTCTCGTGCACATTACTTGAGCACCAACTTTTAGTTTTAATACCTGCTGAGCGAGTGTAGCCAACACTTCTGGGTCTGATGACGGAGAGTCTTGAGCTTTATATGTATATTCTTGTGAAACGAGTTCATCTAATTTTCTAATGTTTAGTTCCTCGACATTTGCTTTATGAGAAAATAAAATGGTTGGTTGAATCATTTGGCCTTTGTCATAAGTTTTATATGCTTCTACTCTTTCCTTCAGTCTATTCACATCTTTCATTTTTAGTTTTCCAATTCTCGCACGATTTAGCATCTTCCAGTAAGAGTTGTCATTAAATCTTTTTGGCTCGTCCAATTGAATAACTTTTAGATTCAAACTTTTCCATGCGTCAGACATAAAAGCAAAACGGCCAGTAACGCTTTTCAATTGACAAAAGTCACCAGTTAAGACCAATTTTATACCTCCAAATGGATGGATATTTCTACGAACTTGCTGGCAGATCCAATTTAGTGTTTCCATCAATTCTGCACTAAGCATGCTGACTTCATCGATGACCATGACTTCAAGTGCCATGATTTTTCTGGCAGCTCCTCTCATTCTGCACATCTTGAGCAATTCGTCATCCGTTCCTTTTGCCAAACCGATTCCGAAAAAACTATGGATCGTTTTACCACCGATATTGATTGCTGCGACTCCTGTAGGTGCCAAAAGAACGTAGACTGTATTGTTTTTAAACCATAATAGCTCAAGTTGCTTAACAATCCATGTTTTTCCTGTTCCGCCAGGCCCGGTAATAAAGTAGTTTTCTGGAGAATTGAAAATTTCTTGTTCCATCTTATTTCTTTATTATTTAAAGAAAATTATTCAATTTGTTGATTTTTGTTGTATAGTTTTCGGTATTAGAATTTTTAATACCAAAACCATATATCAATCTAAACCTATCAACAAAAAATCTACCCTATCGACCTATACTAAATTCAATACCAAAATTGGAAAACGGCGCCATAACCAATAAAGAGAGCTCCGATGACCCAGAATGTGACTCTGACGGCCAAATCGTTCTTCAAAACCTGATACCATTTCAAGCCTGGATATTTGTCTTGTTTATACAAAAAGCCAAAAGCAATAGCTGTAATACCGATCAACCCAATCATAAATGTAAGCAATAATGAATGCATTTTATAACTAGAGATAAAATATTTTTAGTTTTTTATAGATTTTGAAAATGAAATATATGAGACAATTATATGAGAATCGTGACTTCAGCTGTCATATCGATAGGTAATGTTATATCTACACTATTTGCCAATTCGTTAGTTTTTGTAAATGAAGTGGTTGTCCATGATATATTATCAAACAACTGAATCATGCAAATTGCATCATTGAGATTATGGGTTATTGTTAATGGAACATTAGAAACAAAAGTATGAATATTTCTATATTTTTTAGTTGGCAACGGAACAAATTGAGGACAAGAAGAGGAAACTATTGTGATGGGTAATGATTGATATGAATTTCCTTTTATATAGAAATCTGTCAACATTACAGCTCCGTTATAAGCAATAAGTAAACTTACATTATTTACTATAGGAGAAACGTCTGATCCAACTATATAAATCGTATCTGGAGTTGTATATGCAAGTTGAAATGTATAGGCTGCTGATGTCAACTGTAAATTAAACCAAGTTATTATGTCGTTGATAGTTGCAAAAGATGCTAAATGACCTCCATTTGGCCCTAATCCATTGCCGTTATAGGGAGTCCCATCAACATTAATATTGATTTCATAAATATTTCCTGGTGTTGTATAAAAAGGTGGCGTTATTCCATTACCCGCATTCCAAGCTTGAAATGTTCCAGTTACAGAAACGGCATCTGCTATTTGTAAAAATTTTCCAGTTGATGAATACGTACCAGACGGTATTTCTATAAGCTCTGAGCAAATATCAAAATGAACGATTTCTTGACAGCCAATATTAGTAAGAGTTGTAGGAATATTTGGATACAATTTTGCACGATTTCCTGTAATATCTCCTCCCCAAAACATACTAGAAAATACAGTTGGGGCATCTACTACTAATGAATTATGCCATACAACTACTTTTGTTGATGAGGCGACATCCCAAATTATAGAATCAGCCGGATAACCATTCGCTATTAAACACGCATTAATTTGGGGCTGAATTAATGCTGTATTTGTAAAAAGAACAGGAGGAATAAAATCATGAGAAATACTATTTGGTGTATCAAATACATTGTGCATATATGTATCACTCGCATCAGTAGTTCCAAACGCAGCATATTCAAACTCTAACCCTGTATAACCAAGAGGTGTATTCTTTATTTGTACTAATCTTGCATTCGTATTATATGTACCAACTGGAATACCACACCAATCAACTAGAGGCTGAGACCCTTGTGGTCCAATGTCCCCCTGAGGGCCAGTGAGTCCAGTCACACCTTGTGACCCCTGAGGGCCAGTGAGTCCAGTCACACCTTGTGACCCCTGAGGGCCAGTGAGTCCAGTCACACCTTGTGAACCCTGAGGGCCTTGTACTCCAGGGATGCCCTGAATGCCTTGTACTCCAGGGATGCCCTGAATGCCTTGTGACCCTTGAGGACCAGTGAGGCCTGTTACGCCGTCTCGACCTTGAGGACCAGTGAGGCCTGTTACGCCGTCTCGACCTTGAGGACCAGTGAGGCCTGTTACGCCGTCTCGTCCTTGAGGACCAGTGAGGCCTGTTACACCGTCTCGACCTTGAGGCCCAGTGAGGCCAGTTACACCGTCTCGACCTTGAGGTCCAGTGAGGCCAGTTACACCGTCTCGACCTTGAGGTCCAGTGAGGCCAGTTACACCGTCTCGACCTTGAGGTCCA